AGAATAATAATAATAAAAATAATAATAAAAATAATAATAAAATTAATAATAAAAATAATAATAAAATTAACAATTAATTTAGTATAAATTAATAAAAATGAATAAAAATATATTTTTATTAAATTATAATATTTGTGTAATATATAAATAGTTAATAAAAATGGTTATGACAGAATGGATGAAGAGCGTTCAGGCGGCGCTCAAAACAATTCCCGCCAATACTCCCAATCGTTTGAAAGCGGCAATGGCAAAAGCAAAACTTACCTACAAAAAGAAGGGATCTTCTTCTTCTTCTGCACCTCACGGCATGAAACAAACACATAGAAGGCATCGAAGAAGCGGAAAAGGAAGGGGTAGATCTAAGAGACACAGTAAGCGCAGAGGAAGCTCTAGGAGATATAGAGGAGGAAGCACGATAGCATTGAGCCCTGCCAATTATGTCGGTGATGACGTTGGAAGTTCTGGAATTAACCTTCAAATGAAAGCGGCCATGAATTCTATTTAGACAAATCGAATCGAATCGAATCAATACAATATCGTCTCTACTTTATAAAAATATTTTACAAGTATTTTTATAAATTATTTACACATTGGTTTACATCATCTTTATATTCTTTATATTTATCCCCGCCTTACTTGCAACATTGTTATTAAAGTAGGATAAAAGCGTGTCGGTAACTGCAGTTGTTGATAATAAAAATAGAGACGAAGAAAATATAATTTTCTTATCAAATTCAGTTAACTTGTCATTTGAATACGGATTAAATCGAAACATTAAAAATAGAATGACGAAATATTTCAGTGCTGATTGGATCAATGGCAAATATGTTGTAACCGATTGAAAGTATGCTAAATTTAGAATGACCAGAATGTACAAAATGTAAAATGCATATAATAAAATATAGTAAACATTTTCAAATAATACAGTTTTCATTTATATAACATAACATACCATATGTCAAGAAAGAATTAAAATCTAAAAAATATAAATAAATATAAATAAATAATTTCTTATAATTAAATAAATAATTTATTATAATTATTTATTTTATAAAAAAGCAAAAGATCCTCGAAAATCGCGATTTTCATAAAAAAGTGCCAAATTGTCGATTTTGGGGGATCTTTTGCTTTTTTCTTATAAAAAAAAATAATAAGTTTTTAAAAAATATAAAATCATCCTCGAAAATCGCGATTTTCATATTCGACTTTGCCATATTGTGGATTTCAGAGGATCTTTTTATAACTTTTTATTTTCACATTTTCAAAAAAAACGAGTGTTTTCGCTGCATGTTCAGTAAGGCGCATTGAAAAAAACGAGCGGTGTTAGCATAAGCGAGCTAACTGAAAAAAACGAGCGCTTTTAGCGGGATGTCAGTAAGGCACTTTTAAAAAAAACGAGCGATTTAGAGCATAAGACATTTTTATGGTGCGGTCCAAAGCGGTCCATTTTTTTAAGAAAAAAATAAAAATATTTTGATTTTTTTTATTTTGTTATTGTAGATGCTTTGCATTTACGAAAAATGCGAAAAAAAGTTGTGATGCTCGTTTTTTTCGATCCAAAACGGTCCACCAAAATTTTTCTGATTTTTTGAAAAAAGTCAAAAAAATGGGAAAAAGTGCGTTTTTTCTAGAAAAATGCTTATGGTCTCAGGACCATTTTCGCACTTTATGGTCTTACTGATTATCATGCAAAATGCGCGAAAAAAGTCGTCAAAAAAAAACACAAAAAAAAAGGGATTTCGTTTTTTGAAACTCTTTTTTAAAAATGAAAATTGGACATTTATTTTTGTCCATTTTGGAATTTAAAAAAAAAGTTTATAAAAAGAGGATCTTTTGCTTTTTATCCCTCTTCGGTGAAATGGAAAAGTATGGGGCGGTATGGAACGCATAAAAAAGCAAAATCATCCTCGAAAAATGCGAAATACGTTTTCATTCGTAAAAAAATGGATTTTGGATTTTTCGAGGATGATTTGCTTTTTTTTAGGTATTACATTTAATTTAAATTTTATTTCATTTATTTTTAAAAATAATATAGTAATAATATAGTAATAATATAGTAATAATATAGTAATAATATAGTAGTATTAGAGTAAATAAATAAATGAAAACGCGTCGTAAGAATAGAAATCATACAATAAAAATAAAAAAAAGATTCAAGACGTTAAATTCACATCGTCGCGGTTTAATGTTTGTTAAAAATCCGCTCCCTCAAGATACAGGCGCATTATTTACGTATTCTCGTCGTCGTCGTCGTACTTTTAATAATAAAAAGAGATCAAAATGTAACGGTTATTGGATGAAAAACACGTATATTCCATTAGACGTAATCGCGCTGAACGATAAGCGTCGCGTTATTGGTATGGTGCATAACATGCGCCCACATTCATTAAAAATACACAATGTTCCGCATAATACCACATATGCAATTGAAACAAATGCTGGTCATATAAAACGCAACCACATTAAACTTGGCGATCGTATAATTTTTGGCAGATAATAAAAAAACGAGTGTTTTCGCTGCATGTTCAGTAAGGCGTTTTTACAGTAATAGTCGACGTGAGCATAAGCAAGCTAACCGAAAAAAAACGAGCGCTTTAGCGGGATGTCAGTAAGACGATTTAAAAAAAAACGAGTTTTTGAGAGCATAAGCTTTTTTATGGTGCGGTCCAAAACGGTCCACCATTTTTTGAAAAAAATAAAAATATTTTATTATTATTTTTTTCGTTATTGTGAATGCAGCGACTGTATGAAAATGTCGAAAAAAAGCCGTGATGCTCGTTTTTTTCGATCCAAAACGGTCCACCAAATTTTTTTTTATTTTTTGAAAAAAGTCAAAAAAATGGGAAAAAGTGTGTTTTTTCTAGAAAAACGCTTATGGTCTCGTGCACCTTTTCACACTTTATGGTCTTATTGAATATCATGTAAAATGTGCGAAAAAAGTCGTCGAAAAAAAACACAAAAAAAAAGGATTTCATTTTTTGAAACTCTTTTTTAAAAATGAAAATTGGACATTTATTTTTGTCCATTTTGGAATTTAAAAAAAAAGTTTATAAAAAGAGGATCCGGGTAGTTTATAGCTATTTACAAGTATTTACAAGTTCTGCATAATGTACGCGTAGTCGGGGTTTTGTTCGTACGATAGTTCGGATAAGTATTTGAAAAGGGTGACATATGATGCCGGCAAATCGAGAAATAATTCTTCCGGCAGGATGTTTTTTTTCATTTCTGCGAGCGCTTCATTGGAAGCGCAAGTTTTCCAAGGGAGGCGTCCTTTTAGCAAATATGAAATGATGTACATGGCTGAAATGAGATCATCTCTTCTGCTTGGTTCGTTGCCGTCGTGCACGTGTGTGCTTACATAACGTGCGGTTCCGGTGATTTGGCTTTGGCTGGCGCTTTCTAAGCGTAAATGTTGCTTGTTGTCGCGATGCTTTCCAGTTTTGCCGTCAATGTATGTTCTTGCAAGACCAAAATCGATCAAATAGAGGAGTTCATCGCTACCGCTTTTAATCATGAAATTTTCAGGTTTGATATCGCGATGAACGAACCCTTTTGCGTGAACTGCGGAAATGATTTGCATCATTTGTAGAGCGTACATTCGAACGACGAGGACAGGCACTGCTTTTTTGTAGTCAAAAGATACGCCTTGTAAGGTTTTGTCAAACAAGTCAATGACCATGTAACGATTGTGGTCGGGAATGCCGTAATAGCGGAGAGTGGGGATTCCGGGTGTACCTGCAAGCCGTTGTAAAACTGCAGCTTCGTGGGTTAGTGTGTCAGTTTGTGAAGTCGGTTCCAGTTTCACGGCAACAAGCTCGTCCGTGTTTACATTTTTTGCGCTGAAAATGAGCCCGAATGTGCCAGAACCAACGCGTTTCAACAATTTGTATCGGTCGTTAATCATGGATACAAGGGCTGGGCTGTTCTGTTGATCCGAAGGAATGAAGAATGAAGAGAAAACTGTTTGGATGTATATTGTAACATTTATTTTTTCAATTTAAAAAATAAATGTATGATTTTTATTTTATTTTTTATAATTTTAATGTGTATTATTATTTCATAAAATGAAATAAATTATCATCTTATATTTTTTCGGGTTTGCGCTTTTCTTGGTAAAGATACTGAAGAAGAAGAAGAAGAAGAAGAAGAAGAAGTTGAATACTTTGTTAGTGCAGTTCCTGTTGCAACGCATATTATCACATTTTTTGTCTCGCTTAATGTAACTTCAACTCCAGAAATCATTGTTACATCGGGATACATGGTTAGCGCATTTTTTATTAATTCATCAATTGCATCGTTATACACATCATCGACTTTTTTATTGATTGCATCATTTTTCCCGCCAAATAATGATGACAAATTGCTAAAAATATTTCTAAACAATGATACTCCGTGCACGTTGATTCCTCTTACAATTCCTAAAGGTTTATATTTGTTTACATCATACGTCATGAGTGTTGATAAAATTACATTTTTATCCATTATTATATTATATTAATAATTTATTATATTTTATTAATTTATTTATTATTAATATTTGTGTAAAATATTTACATAAATAACATTTACATTATTTATGTAATATAAATAGTATATATTCCAATTGTTTACAATACAAGATGCAAAGTCGAGTCCTTTTGTATATTAAAGTCAGCTAATGTTCGTTCGTCTTCGAGCTGTTTTCCTGCATAAATCAGACGTTGTTGGTCAGGAGGAATTCCTTCCTTGTCTTGAATTTTTGCCTTAAGTGATGCAATTGTATCTGCGGACTCTACTTCTAAAGTAATTGTTTTACCGGTGAGGGTTTTCACGAAAATTTGCATAACGGATTATATAATAAATATATAAAAAAATATATCTAAATCAATTTTATTAAATTAAATATATTTTTTTATTTTAGTAAGAATATGATTTTTTAGATCGGGATCTGGATCTGGATTTGGATCGTCGATTTTTTCTCTTATTTGTTTTTTTTGATTTTTTTGATTTTTTTGATTTTTTTGATTTTTTTGATTTTTTTGATATTCGTTTTCCACCACTTCTGTCAATTGGGTCTTCGGGGTCTTCGCCCTTTAGAGGTTGAATTCGTGCTCTCCATCTCGGTGGTGGCGAAGCTTCAATTGGATCACCTTGTTGTTGCTGTTGTCGCTGTTCCGCAAGTCGCTGTTCCGCAAGTTGCCGTTCCGCAAGTTGCCGTTCCGCAAGTTGCTGTTGATCGTAACGATCCAAAAATAAACGTAATTCTGATGGTCCTGATGGTTGTTCTCGATGTGCAATTATCCGCCTCACCCTCGCCGGTACTTGCATTTCTGCTGCTAATGGTCGTCGCGGTGGTGTTGATGGTACATCTCCTAATATATTAGGATTATTATCCTGCCCCGCATTTTCTGCGAGTCGTGTCGCTCTTTCTTGATCAGTTTCATGATAGATTCGACGACCCTCTGCTCCTAAACTTCCGTCAAAATCCGCTCTATCTTCCGCTCGATTTAATATGTGTATAAAAGCATCTCTGTCTTGGTTATAAATTTGCGTCGTTGGGTATGTCGTTGGATATGTCGTTGGATCTATTTGGTCTTTTGGGTCTGCCATAAGTATTGATATATAATATATAATTATAATAATATAATAAAAAGTATATTATTATGATCTAATTTTCATTGTAGAACTACATTGTAGAACTACATTTTTTCATGAATTTATTTATATTTTATATTATTTTTTATTGAGGTGACGACGACGAGAACGACTTTTTTTCTTAATTGTCTTATTTGTTTTTTTTGCAATTTTTGATTTTGATTTTACTTTTTTTATTCTTGATATAGATTTACGTCTACCGCCTTCTGGTTGTTGCTGTTGTTGCTGCTCTTGATCTTGCTGTTGTTGCTGTTGTTGTAATCGTTGTTGCTGTTGCTGTTGTAATCGTTGCTCTTGTTGCAATCGTTGTTGCTGTTGCTGTTGTAATCGTTGCTGTTGATGTTGTAATCGTTGTTGTTGCTGTAATTGTTGTTGTTGCTGTTGCTGTTGTTTATACTCATTTAAAAATACTATAAGATTTTGAATTTTTGTTTTAATTTTAGGGTCTTGTTCTGCTTTTAATCTATCAGCCAACATAGTTATTAGATCATCTGCACGCGTTTCAGGGCTCCGTCCAGTTGCTGCAAATAATTGAACAAGAATATCTCCAAGCGCGCCATCTAGAGCCAGCGCATGCTTCGTAACGTGTTCTTGTATCAACATTGGTATAAGCGCATTTGCGGTAACGGTCTGGTATAAATTATGAGCATCATAACTTCTTAAAAATGATATAATCTGCGATTCTATGCTGGGCGAACTCAGCGGTTTATAATCTGCGATTCTATTTAAATAGTTAGTGTTCAAACGCGGGACAACATCTTCTATAAAGGGACCTAGACCCGGACCTTCTGCTGCCGCTCTTGCTGCTTCGCTTGATAACTGAAAATCCAGTTTGCCAACTTCATTAGCGATGCCTTTTATATCTTCTCGTATTTTTTGTAAAACCTCCTCCGGGTTTCTGTTTCCCTGCCGTTCAATTTGTGTTATTTGCAATGGATATTCCTGGCTGCACAAAAAATTCAATGCTTTTAAAAGCTGTTCCATCGGTGGTTTTCCGCCATCATATCCCATTATGTATTGTATGTTTATAATGTAGAGCAATAAGTATAATGAATTTATGATTGATGTTATTTCCCCCCTTGTTCTTTTATCGCCTTCTTCCAAAGGTATACGTTCTTTATAGTTTTTAAAGTTAACAAAATAAAATAATCCGGTGCGGCCTGGCATTTTTGGAACTAAAGCTTGGCAAGTTCTAGAATTACTTTGCAATGTTGACAAGAATATGTATCTACCACCACGTTCGCTTATCCAGGAGTGTGTTGTTTTTGTTATATTAACACATAATTGTAGTAGCCATTTCCGGATAGTCAAGTTGAATCTTCTAAACATGCCTGTTTGATAATTTTCATAATATCGTTCAGTGTTTTCAAATGCGGCCAGTAGTATCGACCTTACATATGACATGATTGAAGGCGAATTTTGTTCATCATATTCACCCGAAAATCGTAATATTTGATGTAGATATGCGCCCAACATGCCGCCATTTTCTATATCGCGCAGCTCCTTATCATGAATATAGTTAAAAACATCAAAGTCGTTGAATACTTGATCCAACGTTTCTTTCATAATGATAAAAAAATCTCTTAGATCAAAATATAAAAAATTATGTAATGTTTGGGTACGTACATACGTTTCATCAATATCAGGATAAGGTTCTTCGAATGTGAAAATATGCGTGTCAAATCTTTTAGGTTTTTTAATGCATAGTATGCAAAAATGAAATAAATTCATTATCAATTTTAATCGCACAATTTGATGTATTAAATCTTTTATTTGCCTGCGTTCAACGTCATTTGGATTTTGATTTATCTGCAGTCGAAATAATTCATTTTGTAAATGCAGTATTTTATGTAATAGGTTTCTACATTCAATATGGCAAGATTGTATTGCGGCTGCACGAGCTGCTGCACGAGCTTGTTCGCGAGCTTGTTGTTGTTGTGCACTAGCATTGGGGTCTGGTTCCATTTATTTATTTATAGTAAAATAAAAATAAATAGGTATATTTGTTGTTCTTATATATAATAAATAAGAATAAATAAATAATAGTAATAAATAAATAATTTATTATGTCGGTCGCTTATTATCGTTTATTTCATAATTTTCAAAAATATATTTATTGATTGTTCCAAGTCCATTTTTATCTTTTTTATCTCTATCACATTCATCCGAAAGCCATTTTCGGATGTCGTCGCCATCGCCTTGATCAAGGTTGTCGATAAACCACCGATTCAGTTCATCAAACGCTTCCCAGTACTTTACATATCCACCAATAATCAGCAATTTAAAAACATCTTTAATGTAATTAATGTCAATAACGTCATTGTCGCCACCATCGACACTTGATGACATCATGAACAATTCTTCATAATGAAAGGAATGCGCTTCGAATGACTCTGGAAATCGCGAAATCATCCTAAATTCAGTGTATCCTTCGCAATGTCCACCAAATCCAAAGTAACATTCAAATTCGGAACGATGAATGGGTTTAAGCGGACGTTCTAGTAGCACGGGAAACGATTTACCAAAAATTTCAACATTGATTTGTGCGACTTGAATGTCTGTTTCTGCGTAACGATTATATGTATGAACCCATTCAATTTCAGGATGCGTTTCAACAAATTGTTTTGAAAATTCGTCGTTTACGGTAGAGACCATACAACCTCGATTTACAAAATATTTCTTATGTAATTCAGTAAATATATCGACAACACGTTGTTTTGTCATTTTTTGTTTATTTGTATTATTGTTATTATCACCTATTACTTGCTCTTGCTGTTGTTCTTGATCCATTTGTTATAACCCTTCTTTCTATCTTTCTATTAGTGCAACTGTATAGTAGTAAATAAAACTCTTTATATTATTTACAATTATATTTAGTCGTTTCAATTCGATTTAATTACACCTTTATATATCATCAAAAAAAATATTTTTTTGTGTTTTAATTATTTGTTTTTTTATAATATGTAATTTTACAATTCCCTGTAGCTACATTGTATCTATATGACCGTATATCTTTTTTGGCATCATTTACAGAAAAGTAAGTAACATTTTCATGTTTAATAACCGGTAAAGGGGTTTTAACAATTATATACGGTCCGGTGGTATTAGTAAGAGGATCGGGATTGGGAATTGTATGAAGGACCATGAGATATTCAACTCTAAAAAAGTATTTATTTCCATTTTTTGACGTAAACTCAGTACTTTCTGTTACATTTAAATTAAACACAAACATTGACACACCTTCGACTACAGTGGTTTCCGAATCAAACCATACTGACTCATTTAAAGTGTTACACTTATTCTCACCTTTATACTTAATTAATAAACTGTAAGAATCGTAAATATTTGTATTATATGGAATTACTAAATGGTCAGGTATAGTTACGTCGGGAGTCAACAAATCTACACCAGGTAAGTTAATATACTTTAAAACTGCAGCACTACTATGACTTAAAACTGACCCTTTATTAAACTTTATAGTTTTGACTTTGGACGAATTTTTGCACATTTTATATACTTTTTTATACATTTATATTAGAAAAAAATAAAATGAAAAAAAATAATTCTTTACAATTATTAAATTATTAATAAATTAAATTACAACGAAGAAAACAGCTTGTTCATATTATCCGCTTCCAGTTTATTTGTCGAAGGTAGAAACAGTTTTTGAATCAAATCGTCGTCGCGAAAACGAATGGTATAATCTTGCTGAATGCTGTTTCTGCCAACGCGTCCCATGGCCTGAATTGTTTTTTCCTGCGTCATATCGTGCAAGTCGCGACTAATGTACCCGTGACAAAACTGGTAATTTGTGCCGTAAATGTAATCAGACGATGCAATAATTAGAAACAGTTTCTGGTCTTGTGCCAGTTCTTTCATAATTTCGTTATATTTTGCATTTTTGTGATCGGTGATTGCACCAATCCCCATGAGAAGCAGAATTTTCCAGTGCGATTCGATGGAAAGCAGCATGATTTTTTCAACGTATCCGTCTTGAATGTCGCACGACCACGGTTTTTTTCCAGAACCAGGGCCAGAAGAATCTTTAAACCATTTCTCCAAATGCGCAGGACGGTTCGGAATAAACAAGTCGTGCAGCGCGGTTCGTTTGACTTGTTCATTCAATTCTTGCAACTTTTGATTCAGCTGTTTTATTTCGCCGCTCTCCATTTTTTTATCAAGAAATTTAATCTTTTTTTCTTTCCCTTCATCTCCTCCTCCTTTTTCCGCTTCGTTCAGCAAATCTTCAATTCGTTTTTCGACGGTTTCAATTTGTTCGGAGAGTTTATTGTTGTGATGTATTGAACCCATAATATCGTCGATGAGCTGCGCCGGAATGGCGGCAGTTTGAAGACAGAAACTCGCAATTTTTTCAACGTCATTCGTCAAGAAAATGGTAGGTCCGTCCGTAAGCGTGTGCGCGTCCGACGTGGTAATGTATCCGGTTGATTCGTACAACTTGTCGCAATCTTTAAAGTGGTCGTAAATATTGGACCACGCATTGAGTTCCGGTTTTTGCGTAATGTTTTTTAAAAGAGTAAGATAATACAGTTTGATGGAAGTGTGCGTAATTTCGTCGAGCGATGAGAAATAACGTTCAACGCTGTACCGCTGGCTCGAATAGTACTGTTTCTTATTTACAAACGAGATGAAATCGCATATTTCCCCAATTCCGAAATAACGCAGCAACGTTTTATGTTTTTCGCAGTGCGCAACGCTGGACAAGACGTCGGCATAATTCGAAAAGAGCGTATGCGGAAGTTGAACGCAACCGCCCTTGTTCACAATTGGAATGGATTTGCAGCAATCGTGGCTGACAATGCTAACAACCTCGGCATTCGAAAACCGGGATTTAAAATCCGCAATCGTGGTTTGAAGTTCTTGCTCGTGCGGGAGCGTGGCCGATGACAATATCACGTTGGGAATAATGTTTTGTTTCCAGTTTTTGTGAATAATGTCGTGGTATTCGTGAGTTTCATTGTCCATCGTAATGGTGGGTTCATCCCAAAAAAGAATAATATTTTCAACTGGATTGAACGCCTTCATATAAAACATGGCGTGCAAATAGGACTGAATGTCGCTGATAATGATGTCGACATTGTCTCCAATGCTGTTGTCGACTTTACGAATACCGCCCGTTCTCCAGTCCCTCGTCGCTTCTTTCACGGCAAAGTAGTGCAAGCGTATATCGTCCACGCTTTTACAGCCGAATGCGAATGCGACGCGTTTCTGAATGGATATTGCGGATTTTGCGAGTGCTAGGCCGACGTGGCGTGCAGCGCATACAAAAATGACTTTATGTTTTTCAGAGAGTCCGATGGGTGTCAGCGTTTTGCCGGTTCCTGTTGGCGCAATGTACAGTACGAGTTTGGGGTTGGCGGATTTTGCGTGCGTGAATATTTGTTTTTGGTGATCGTACAATTCAATGTCTTTGAATTTAGTGCAGAGGTGATTTTTTTCGACAAAGTATTCGGCATATCGAATGAAGCTTGTAACATCAACGTCGATTTCAAACATTTCCAGCAAATAGTTTACAAATTGTAATACATGCGCGTTCATATGGTCAATGCTGTTTTTCATATTCATTTTCAAGGCATAATAATAAAACATCCAGCTGCAACCGTCAATGTCGTTATCGTCGTCGGAATCGGATTCGGAATCACTGTTGTTGCTATTAATATTTACCTTTTTTTCTTGATCCCATTTTGCCTTTTTAGAAAGTAACAGTTTGCATATTTTTAAAATTGTATATTCGAAAATATTTTTAGGATTGATGGCGCTTTCATTATTTTTAATCCTGATCGCGTCAATTTTTTTTATTTCAGTAATTTTATTTTTACTGATTTTATGATGTCCGCTGCTTTTACCGCCGCTATTACCACTACTATTACCACTACTATTACCACTACTATTACCACTACTATTACTGTTGTCAAAAGAAAATTCTGGAACCAGTTTGTATGTTTTAACACACTCGGAAACGATGCTTTCAAAATGTTTTTGATACAAGTGTGCGTGCATTTCAGGGGAAGACGATGTTTTCAGGACTCCAATCATGGAAGTATTGCTATTCATTTTTTTTTGAACATTGTGATAACTGTCTCGAATCAGTTTAATGATTGACAGCTCATCGGCAGAGACAGGAATCTCCATATTATTCCATTCTGATTTTGTGAGACGACCTTGAATAATTGTTTGGCTGTGTATTTGTTTATCTTGATTTTGTCCGGTTTGATTTTGATTCTGCATTTTAAAAACTCAAATTTGAAACTGTTTTTATAATATAATATAAAATACTAAGCTAATGAAGCCGGTATGCTAATATAATGTACAGGCAATTATTTAAATCAGTACATTATATTATATATCTATCTACGACATATACAACAAATAATAAGATTAAAAAATGTATGCGTATATATACGCTTATACCACCCGTCGGTGTCGATCCAACGCTTGCCTTTTAATGAGAAAGAGATAACCATCAAACCTTCGGACATATGAGTGTCATGAGATTGTTCGACGATAAGCTGCCCGCCATGGGAGTGGTTTTAACGTCACACTTATATGTGACGAGTTGTTTCTGTAAAGCAACGAGAGCTAATGTGCTGTGTTTTGCGTCTCTTAGCTATGACGAGTTGTTTCTGTAAAGCAACTAAAGTATTGCACCCGGCGAGTTTCGATCTCACGCACTTTCATGTAAACAATGAGCGCTCTTCCACTGAGCTACGGGGGCTAATGTGCTGTGTTTTGCGTCACTTAGCTATGACGAGTTGTTTCTGTAAAGCAACTAAATTGTAATCATACCGGCAACAGGTTTCGATCCTGTGACCTTCCGCTTATAAGGCGATAACCATTCGTCGATTCGGACTCTAATGAGTCATGGTGATGGACAAACGATGTTTGAGACGCTCTGCCGCTGAGCTATACCGGTATAAGTGTTGCTGTGTTTTAGGTCACTTAGCTATGACCACCCTCTTCTGTAAAGGGGCGAAGGATTATGATACTGGAGGTTGTTGGGTTTGAACCAACGTCCTTGAGCCCACAAAGTGAAACGGCGCGCTACCTCTGCGCCACACCGGTTGAAAGTTGTGTCTTCTAATGGTCGCTTCTTTAAAGCGACTGAAGTGTAATGAATACCGGTGATACGTTTCGATCGTATGTCCTCAGGGTTATGAGCCCTGCGCGCTACCTCTGCGCCACACCGGTTGAAAGTTGTGTCTTCTAATGGTCGCTTCTTTAAAGCGGCTGAAGTGTAGTCAATCCCCTCGACAGGTTTCGATCCTGTGACCTCCGGCTTATGATGCGATAACCATCTGTCGATCGGACTTGTAAAGTCATGGTGATAACCGACGGTGTTTTACGGCGCTCTACCGCTGAGCTACAAGGGGTTGAAAATCGCAGTTGACGTGCCGGGAATCGAACTTGCCATGTCCGGAATACAAATCCGATCATTTGACCATTAGACCATCCAGCTGCTTTGAATCGCTGCTTGAAGTAAAACTATCCGAATTGATATATTAATACGACGGATGATATCTAGCTGACACTATATTATATTCATGATAATCATAATATTGATCGCGGCGAATAATAATATATTTAAAATCAAATGATTCACGTAATAATTTTTATTTTTTTATATAAACTAATAGTTTTTTAGTATTGATGAATTCACTTTAAAAAAAATAAATTGATTTTTTTATTTTTTAATAAACAATGTTTAGAACCAGCAAGCAGCAAGACAATTGAAATGGCCGTGAATCCAAATTTGGCTACATTAATGCGTGTGATTGAAGAAAACCAAGACAAAATGACCGAAGGTGAGTATCTTGAAGCCATGAATGCATTGGGTGCGCTTCATCGTGTTGCAACTTCTGCCGTTGCTGCTGTTGCTGTTCCTGCTGTTCAACCCGTTGCTGTTCCTCCTCTTGCTGAGCGTGCTATTGGTGCTATTGGTGCTATTGCAGTCCCAGTGAATTTGTTTGCCGGTGTGCAAAGTTTATTTAGAGGACATGATGATTATGAATTGTGGAGTCGCATCACTCGTGTGCTGAGCCACATCAACCCGAATTCATGGTTGTCAATGTCTCAAGAACAACAAAACGAACTGAATCGTGAGTCAACACACAAAATTGCCAAAAACCAAGAACGTGTTTACACAAATCCGAACCCAGCGTGTTGTCCTTTTGTCGCCAGACACGCGGTCGGCGATTGGAGAACAAATGAAACAGAAACATGGACATGCGTTTGCGGATACAGTGGAAAATTCAAACACTGGCAAAAACACGAAAAGAGCGCGCGTCATCAAGAATGGGCGCAGCATCGCATTGTTTCTGAAAAAGTTGTAACAACAATGCAAAAACAAATTCAAAAAGATGATCAAGGATCTGTCATCAAATGTATGCGCCCGCTATCCGGTGGATTCCGATTCTACCCAGTTCGTCAGGAACGAAATGAGTGGACGCATCCCGAACTCTATCCTGAAACGCTGCGACGACTCAATGAAGGACAGGGGTGGTTCGTACATCCAAGAAACGCGTCTGCAATAATTGAAGAGTAAGTAACTGTGATTTTAAATGAATAAAGAGTAAAACTCTATTTTTTTATTTTTTTTATAAAAAAATCTACACTCGAAACATTTTCAGTTTATCCCCGACTTGTTCAATGTGTCCGTATTGGTCAAGCTCTTTCACGTCAAACGGCTTCCCGCTCGAAGTGAGCGCGTCGAATTTATCATTTTTATAGTAAACCTTATTGGTCTTCATGGAACGAACCAACCGTTCCCCGTTTTCGCCCTTGTATGTTGCAGGCAGCAGTTTAAACACCTCTTCTTCCACCGCGACATTCGCGACCATTTCCTTTTCTGTCTCATCCAGTTCTATATTTGGAACATATGAAAAAGAGGAAGAATCCGGCGTTCCCAAAAATTCAAAACATTTCGCACCCTTGTGCACTTTGCAATCGATGGATGTAGTTTTGATCGCATTCAAGAGCTCGCGGCTAATTTCTTCCTTCTTTTTGGAAATGTCGAACAGTGCTTGATCGGTTGTTTTTCCGTTGTCTGTCGATTTTAATTCCTTGTTCAGTTTTTCCTTTTGCGCTGCTGAAAAAACAGCCAAGTATTCGAAAACCTGAACATCCTTTTCATCTTCCGGTAAATCTTCATGGCTGCAAATGCGCTGAGCGCGCCCAATAACTTGTTCCACGCGCACGCCATTCCAATACGGTTCCATAATGTGAACAAATCGCACATTTCGCAAATTGATGCCTTCTGATCCGGATGCGGTAATCATGAAAACTTTAATCATTTCTCCGTACATGTTACTAAGAGAACTCGTTTTCTGCCTTCTTTCCAAATATCCTTTGATATTTTCCGGAGTGGATGAAAAATCGCTGTTAAAAATGTTTCTAACGATTTCCTTTTCTTCGGCATCTTCAGTTCCGGTGTAAAGCGCATATGTGGGTTTGTCCTGGTCTTCGGGTGCAATATCAACAAACCAACCTTCTCCATCTTTATCCTTTTTTATTTTAAATTGCGCAAATCCATTCGCATTCAGAACGAGCGAGAACATGCCGATTCCTTCCAGTGAACGAAACTGGCTATAAACGAGATGCAACCCTTTATTTTCCGGGCTGCTTATATTTTGAAACATTTTTAGAAATTTGGGACTGTATTCGTTCAATTTACCCCCGTCTCCGTCCCGCAAGTCGTCGCCGTGTGTTTCATAGTACTGAAACAGTTCGCGTATTTTTTCATTATATGAGCTGTCACCGGAAATCACTTCTAGAGGCGCATCTTCCTCAATGCCTTCAACGAATGTTGCGGCCTGTCGTTCGCGAACATCTTCTTGCGTGAGCGCGTCTACATTTTGTTCATTCATTTTCTCTTTTTTGGGCCGACCCGGTCGTCCGTCCGCTTCATTTGCGGATGGAAAAACAAAGTTGCAACAGAGTCGAGAGAAAATGCGATAAGAATTGGAAGAAACTTCATACATGTTTTTATTTTTTTGTGCGCGTTTTGTTTTTGAAATTTCATCGGTTCTAACGTCCACGTATTCGCTGTACTGCATGTTGCTCATGGGAATTAATTCGATTTTAATATCTAAAAGTCGAGGCATGAGCTGTTCTTGCGCGCTTTTAAAATAAGATACTAAACCGAGAATGCGGCGCTGAAAAAGTGGAAGCTCTTTTACGCCAACAACTTCAAATGTGTCGGGGTTAATTTTCAAAAATTTATTTTTGAAATCTTCGAAATTGTCGGGAAGCGCGGTGAAATTTGAGATGACGGGTTCTTCGGCTCTAATTTGTTCTGCCGCGAACATTTTTTTGATGTTTTGAAGGAATTGTTCGTTGGATTCGTCACCGGCGGGGGCTCGAATCACACCTGAATATCTTGTAGTAACGCCAGTACCTTTATTAGCCCCTGTGAAACCAAACGGGTTTCGCGTAATGGTCATGGTTTGTGTGGAAGGCATATATTTTACGTAATCATAGTTTGCAATGTTGTGCTTTTTCAAAATGTCGATAACAGATTGTTCGTCGAATTTCTGGTCTTTATCGACGGTTAGCTTGAAAGACCACGTTTTGATGTATCCGCGCAGAATGTTGAAGAGAATTGCGAGTTCATTGGGGTAATTGATAATGGGAGTTCCGGTTAAAAGAATGATTCTAGCATTGTCAGCATTTTGCAGGTATTTATAAAGTTGGACGGATATAAGCGCTTTAGCTTTTTTGTCGTCAGTTTTTGTTGGTTTTAAATTTTTGAGCTGGTTGCTTATAGAGTTGACGATGCGGTGCGCTTCATCAATGATGACGACGGCATTATCAAAAGGATTCGTTTTTCCATTATTTGTGAGTTCGTTAAGTTTATTCTTATTGAGACCGTTATAATTTATAAATTTGTATTTTGACTCAATCATTACATCCAGCTGCGCTTCGAGTTGTTGACGCTCTTCTGTAGAGAGATCCGGGAAATTATTTTTCTGATTTTTCACATTAATCATCCATGCACCGCCGTTTTCTTTTACCATATCCGCGCTGATATTTAAAATGGTTGCGAGCTGTGCTATTTTATCATTTCTCTCTGATTCTGGCACTTGTTTTAAAGAAATGAACTCCCAATGCTGGTTTCGTTTATAAAATTCGTCGCCGCATTTTTTGAGATCGTTCCGATAATTCACTTGCAATGAAGCGGGTGTCATAATAATGATCTGTTTTTCGGTTTTAAGCCCTTCTGCGATTGCAATGGAAGAGCATGTTTTCCCGCTGCCGAGACCGTGAAACAGGAGGAGGCCGCGATAAGGCGTGTACATGTTTAAATAATCTTTCACGATTTGTTGATGAGGAAATAGAGAGAGGCGAGCGCTGTCAGTTTTAGCTTTTTTTATGTCTTCGCAGCTAATGGGTGCGCCCTTTTCTGACGCATCTTTGAATTTTGTCAAAAAGAATTTATTTATGAAATCGACGAATATTTTGCGATTGTTCATAAAATAGGGGGATGCGACAATTTTATCGGAAGGTGGGCTTATGCGTTCTTTTAGTGCCAGTGATCCGATTAATGTGTTGGGATCTACACCCGAAATGCCTTTACCTTTTTCTTTAGAACTAGCAGTAGCAGCAACAGTAGCAGCAGCCGGTTTTATAATTTTAACTTTGATTTTCTTTGCTGCCGGTTTTTCTTTTTCTTTACCTGATTCTGCTTCTTTTTCTTTTTCTTTACCTGATTCTGCTTCTTTTTCTTTTTCTTTAATTTCTTCTTCTAATACTGGTTCTGAAACAATTAGTTCAGGTTCTGAAGCTTCTACTTGACCTTCTAATAGTTTTTCTTTTTCTTCATCTTTTTCTTTTTCTAAAACGATTTTTCTCTCTTTCTCTCTAGGTTTTGATGTTCCAAAAGTAAACTGAATATTTTTAAGAGCGATGCCATTGCAAGCGGATGGGGGCGGTTTCATTGTGTATTTTCGAATAACCTTTAAAATCTCGATGAACTCTTCATCACTTTGAACGCGCTTTGAATCCGACATTCTTTGAAACACGGTGGTTGTAAGGAGCGACAATAAATTTTTTTCGAATGTTTTTCCGAGAGACGTTTTTTTTCCGTCGACATCTACAACGGGAATATTTGTATAAAAAGTCCCATCAATATTTTCAATTTCGTTGCAATAAAAACGAAGATTTCCTTTTTGTTTAATGACGACAGCATGCTTGTCTAAGAAAACGGGATCAACGGCATAAGACATATCAAAGCGCATAGCAACGGGAACAAAATCGTCATTCTTCAGTAAACTTCTAATCTTCTGTAATATGACGTTATATAATCTGTCTGTGAGCGTTTTAAGGTGAGAGTGAATTTCATTTTTCGAATTATATGCCTGGTTATCAATCAACTTTATTTTACCTTGTTCATCTCTCTCTATACCGAAACAGAAATATTCAACGAATTTCCCACCGAGATACCACATGCGGTATTCATTTTTCCTCTGTGATACAATTTTATTGTAAGGTTCTGCGATTATTACGAGGTCGACGTTATTCTCTCGAATGAAATCGAATATAAAATCGCGCAATTCGGAAATATTGTCATTTAAAACAAAACGTTTATCTTTTGGGAATGCGCGCTCAATGTCTTTCGGAAACTGCTGTTCGCTTTCTGCCTTTTGCGTGATGACCAAGTAAACATCGTTCATATCGGCGGAAAACCCGCTCTTCACGACAATGTAGTCGGTTTCATCTTGCACGTGTTTAAAATATGCCATCATTTCTCTCCACATTTGATTTAGCGCGCCGTTATCTTCGTATGGAAATAAAAACGCTTTACTTTTAGGCAGCACGAATTCCGCATACTCTGGCGAATGCAGGTCAACCGAATAAGTTTTTGAATTTGTATAGTAGATGAATTCGGCGGGTGGGTACATTACGGTTCCTTTCGATTCAAGGTTTTTATAAAAAGTGAATGCCTTGTCGAGGTTCATCCCGGAAAAGAATCGAGGAACTGACTTGTCGATAAACAGGTCTTCGAAATTGAGCAAGAGATCAATTTGTTGTTTTTTATCATTTTCATTTTCCATTTTCTCTCTAGATAATGGTGTTAAAATCGATTCTTCTAACCCTTGTTCATCTTGAGGAGATGGCTCGTCATATATATCATATATTATTTCTTCCTCTTCCTTTTTCTCTGGTGTTTTATGTGACGCTACCACCTCTTCTTCTTCTTCTTCTTCCTTCTTCGGCGACTCCTCCTCTTCTTCTTTCTGCCGACGTTCTCTTTCTTTTTGTTGTTGTAGCGCTTCTTCGAAAGATACGCGGGGCAATTCATTTTCTTCAAGCTCTTCTTGTTCTTCTACTATATCTACATCTATTTCTTTTAATGGCATATCGCGCTCCACCGCTGGCGCAACTTTAGCGCGTATTTTTTCCATACGTTTTCGCCTGGATTCCTTTTTTTTGTCGTGATCGCCTTTACCTTTTGCTCCACCTTCTAATTCTATTTCCATTTGATCGAGTTGTAATTTTTCAATACCCGAAATGAAATCGTCATCCAAAAGTTTTACAGTGAACCCGACGCGTTTTAAAACGTGCTCAAGCTGAATATAAAAATCCGTGTACCCTTTCTTCGTGTGAATATTATATTTATTTCCCTGAATAACGCACAATTTCCCTTTAAAGTCGTATCCTTGTCCTAGCTCAATATTTCGCGAAGAAGTTACAACTGAAGCTGATTTCAGTTCCGATTCCGAATCGCCGAATTTTTTATGAACCAAACCGTATAATTCGGGATACTTTTCCTTCAACATGTTTCTGCAGAAATCGACCTCGTCTTTTACGGATGCCTTGTGTTTGAAAACCCACATGGGTGATTTGTATTCCTTTTTTTTATTGTAACCACTGGCACCCACGACGCCGTCAAAGCGCGCATTACTACACCAGCCACAAACGAACAAGACCATGGGTTCGATGATTCGATGTTTTTTATCGCCTTTACTAAAGTCGTCAATGTGGATGACCATGTTTCCGTCGGCGGCCAGAGTGTTCCAGGCGTTATAGAGAGATTGAAATAAAAAATTGACCATCCATTTATCGAATGTTGAATGAGTAACGATGGATTGTTCGCCCTCTGTTGTGAAAACTTCCAAGTCGAAATAAGGCGGACTTGTAAAAACGAGGTCGAATGTTTTTCCGCGCAGATTTGTTTCGGCGGTTTCAAAGGGTGCGGCGACCACTTGATATTTTTCCTTTTCTGTGTCATCGGTAACAAATTCGTCAATCATTTCCTTGTAACCGGGTTGAAGCGATACGTTGGGGTCATATGCGAGATAAGATTCCAAGTTTTTAGAGAGGGCTCCAAGCAACCTGTCTCCCCACCCAGCGCTAATGTCTAGGACGCGCGTATGAGCACTGTTTTTCAAAAAATAGTGATAAACGGATACGGCAAGTGTGGCTTTAAAAAAATTGCACTCCATATTTTTATATTTATCTGGAAGCACGCTGTTCAGCTTATAGAATGACTCTCTCAAATTGAAACTTGTGAGATTTTCCTTGTCGTCAATGTATCGTTCGATAACAAACTTCATATAATCCTTATTGTTCCATGCTGCAAACGGGGAGAGATCGCGCCCTTCGCGTTTGCACTTCATGCGTTGGAGCCCGGTGAAACAGTCGACCAGTTTATCTGCTTCATAGTCGCCGGGCCGCGTGTTAATGTAAAGATAGTCGGACTTGTATCCGTCGACGGCCAGGTTCATTTTTTGCCACACTTCGCGTGAAAGTTTTTGCTGATAATTAGAGTGGCGCCTTTTAACAAGTTCCGGTTCGTACGTTTTAAGTTTTTGAAATGCATCTTCCTTATATTTCGCAGAGCAATAAAGCGGCGGATCAGGAAACACAATTTCTCCATTTTGGATTTTATCAATGATTTTATTTACAATTAGCTCTTTGCCATACTTGCGATACGTGTTTTCGGGCAAGTTTAATGCGCTGTTTTCAATGAATGTGTCGATATTGAATGCGTCTTCTTCCATTTAAAGTATGTATGTAATACTTTTTAAAACGTTATTAGGATTATTATTATGTTACTAAGAAATTAATAATAAATTATAAATAAATAAACTACTAATAATAGTTGTATATATATAATTATTAGTAATAGAAATTGCTAAATCGGTTTTATAATAATAATAATTATTTTTATTATTTTGATTATTTGTTATGATTAATGTTTTTTTAATTATCTTGTTAACCTTGTAACTTCTTGTTGTAACCTTGTAACTTCTTGTTGTAACCTTGCAACTTCTAATTGTAGTTCGAGTATAATTTCATTTTTGTTTTGTTCAGTTGCTGGAGTTGCTGGAGTTGCTGGATTTGCTGGAGTTGCTGGATTTGCTGGAGTTGCTCGAGCTAACTGGGCTCTTTGGGCAGCTTTTCGATCTTCAACTTCTCTATTAACTGACTCTAAACGTATAGATGTGTCTAGAGGAAATATAGCTTCATTATTTTTATTAGTATTCCACCACGGTTGTAAATTCCACCATTCACGCAGAAAAAAATCTTCTAAAATAATAGGGTTTCCGTCAACCCCCTTTCGATCTTGTACTCGCTGTTTAGTACGCTGTCCATATATTTCAACAGGTGTGTAATCTTCATAGTTATGTGGAAAATTCAAGAATGGATTCCAATGTAAAACATCTAGGATAATTCTCTCTAAATTAAGGGATGCCAATTTTAAATATATTTTATCATCGTATTCTATATCTCCAATTTTAAAAAAACTATTTTTTAGTTGAATAAGAGTGTTTGTAGGTAAGTTATCAGGGATAGCGTCTCCTCTTTTATGTACTAATATTCTAATTCTATCTCGATAATTGCGTAATTTTTGTAATTCAATATTAGGGGGGGGGTCATAATTATTTGCCATCACTTCTAAAATTTCACTATAACCAGGAAGCGTTCCAGGTTTATATTTTTTTCCGCCGTATTGAATTTGTCCTTTTTGTCTTTTATGTGTTGTTTTACTAGATCTATTATATTTCAATTGTCTTTTATGTTTTGTTTGTTTCAAACTATTGTTTTTACCATGTTTCATTGTTTTTATCGTAAATATGAATATATAAATGTGAACATATAAATATTTTATAAATAGTTAAAGTGTGGTTTATTTATACATATTTTATAATTAAAAAAAAATATTATTTTTTCTTTTTTTCTTTTTTCTTTTTTCTTTTTTATTTTATTTTTATTGGGATGATAAGATAATGTTAAAGTTAAAAGTTTGCATGATTAATGTTTTTTAAATGATCTTGATTTAGATCTTGTTTTAGATCTTGATTTAGATCTTGATTTAGACCTTGATTTAGACCTTGATTTAGATCTTAGTTTTCTATTTCTTCTTCCTCCACCTCCAAATCGTTGTTGTTGTTCTTCTCTAACTTGTTGTGCGAATTCTGGATTTTGAAGCAAATATTGCGGATAGTCGCGTTCTAACTGTTCTTTTTTTTGTAATGCGGCGGGGTTTTCTATGAGATACTGTTGTATCATTTGATCTTCTTCTCTTTTGCGCGCCATTTCTTGTAAAGAAATATCCGTTTTCATTTTTTCGGGCGACTGTTCTGGAAGTCGAGAAAACAAGCGAACTTCTTCGTCTTCATCTCTTGCATTTGCCCACGCATTAACACCTTTTTTTAGTTTTTTGCGCATTTCCGCTTGTTGAAATGTGGCGGCTCTCTGTCTATAAAGCGCCTGTTCAAGAGCGCGCTTCCCGTATACCTTTTCCAATACATTTTCGGGGAAATAATGAAGTATTTCATCAGCCGTATAAACATTTCGAAAATCATAAGGAATGCGCTCAAAGTGCCCGTAAATAATTTCATATACTCTTGACGGAGAATAACCTAATTGCTTCAATTGTTTTGCGTATAATACTTTGTCTTCTTCTATTTTTCGTTCTAAATCTTCGAGATTCGCTTCTAAAGGTCTAAATGATTTTTTAGGAACTCCTAATTCTTGTTCTAATTCTTTGTACTGGTATACATCTCGCAATAATGATGGATTATCGCGTTTAAACCTTGATAAATTATGCTGAAACTTTTGCTGTGCCAGTTCTTTACTCATTATTATTATTATTATTACATTATATATTATAATAAAAAAATAATGTAATATCAAGAGTATCAATCGCATTCGATTATAAAAAATATTATTTTTTCTTTTTTACATTTTTTTCTTTTTATTGTGATGATATTGTTAAAGTTATAATAAGTTTACGGAAATGTTTGCGGCAATGTTTCTGTTTTGGTCAAGTTCTTGTGTGATGTCGGCACCAAATACACGTTTTGCGCCAACGCGTGTGACTTGAACTCTTGTAGCGAGCTGTTGTTGTTGCTGCTGTCGAAACCGTTGATTGTGCATTGTGTCCACGAATGCAAAGATCCGACGAGCAAACAATTCAGAAGGTTCGACAAGTGTCGCATAGCGTTGTGCAAAATCAAGGAATTCGGTTAAAGCGTGATGTTCGATTGCATTTGTTGGAGCCGGATTCACATTTTCCATGCGTGCAAGTAAGATCTCTTCGATTGTTATAGAAAGCCGACGGTCTTGTTCTTGTTGCTCTTGTTGTTGTTGCGTCGTCATTGTCTTGTATTGTCTTGTATGTGTAACACTAATAAAAGTAAAATAAATAAATAAGTTTTCAATTTATTTATTTTTCATTAAAAAAATATTATTTTTTTGATTTTTTTGATTTTTCATTTTTATTTTTTATTAGTTTTATTTACATGTTGTTTATATTATATTTTAAAGGATGTAAGTAAGTAATTAAATGGTAAGTAATTAAATGTTAGTAGTAGGACGATGTATCAAAACCAATCGGCACGTCATAAAATCGAAAGTTGTCTTCCATACTGGTCATGGAAGAAGACCAGCTGTTACGACAAAATCCATTTTTCAATGGTGCCCAAATGTCGTCCGTAAATTGATTGTACAGGATCTGCGAAGAGCAGTCGGATTCATTGCCGCCACACCCGCAAATGCAACTGGTGTTTGGCTGGTACTGATTTGAAGAAGAAGAAATGCTGCGAAGAGGAGGAGGAGGAGGAATTTTGATCGTTTTTTGTTTTTCGCTGTAGGGGAGGACAATCCAGTACGAAGGGTCGGAGAAGACGATGCGCGTCTCTTTGCTTGAATCTTGCAAACGTTCTTGAAAGTGTTTTGAAATGATTCCTGGAATCCAAAATTGAATTTTGATAATTGCAAAACCAAATGCAGCGTTTGGAATGTCGTGTTCAACGAATTCGACGGATTTCAATACTGCAATTCCTTGATGCTCAAAAACACGTTTGACATATTCGCCATGACCCATGTGACTGCGATTGACGCGGGGAATGTACAAAACGTTGATTGAGGAGGACGGCATTTATTGTAAACGACTGATTTGGATCTAGGAGTAGAAGCGCTGATAAAAATATAAATATAGAATATATTTTCAATTTATATTTTTATGAATAAAAAATGATGATTTTATATATACGTTATTTTTTCCATTCTTTTTTTTAACAAGTTTATTTTTTCTTGATGAGATAGTGTGCCGCTTAAATCAACAAATTTATTTGCCATGAGATCATATTTTTTAAAAATCATATAAAAAAACAATTCAATTTGTTGAATATCTGTAAATATAGTTGCTTGGTTTTGTTTAAATATTTCTATATTAATCTCGTAGTGTTTTTTCAGATCAATCCAGTGCATTGTATGCTGCAAATGGTGCGCCACATGATAGTCCTCATTAAATACATTGTCGGTTCCGTTGACAAATGTTGTTGAATTTATGTACTCGTTATCAATTTGATCTTTATCACAAAACCCATGCCATGTCCAGTTAATCGCTGCATAAAAAAGAATATTAAAAATAAATATTAAAAGATAATGTGTTAGTGCAAAAAACGGATTTAACCGATACAATCCATAAAAAATACCAAAATAAAAACTGGATCCAGAGAATGTTCTTATTGCAAATATATATTGTTTTTTATACACAAAATTTATAATGTGAGGAATGCCCGTCCATCCAAATCCGAATATTGATAAATATATTAAAAAATCCCATATACTTGTTCTATCAAATTGAATTACGCTAACTATATCTTTTCCGGTGTATTTATGATGATCTTTTACATGACACATTGCATACTGTTCTGGACAAAAACCATAAAAATTGCAAACAGTCCAATCAAATATGATATTCAAATATTTATTTTTGAATATTCCATGAATCGTGTGACAAGCTCGATGATATATTACAGCACATAGTGCGAAATTTCTAAATTTTGGTCCCATTAGCAAAATATGATATAGTAACATGTATGATAGCTTTTGTATAAAAGACAACGAGCAATACGTTTGAATATAAAATGATGCAAAAAATAATGTAGGTATAAAAGTAAAAAAATGTATAATCCAAGGAATGAAAGGTTGATCCAATATATTTCTTAATGTATTTACTCCAATTTTAGTATACAATACTGTGCTCTTGTATGAAATATAATTATAAATATAAGAACTAGAAGCATAATTATCCAATATCATGGTGCCCGAATCTATTATCTTATCGTGTATAACTGTTAAACTTATTACGAGTGTAAGATATGGAATAAATAATAATAAAATTCCTGAAAAAAAATAAAATACTATCATTATATTGACATTCCAATAATAGTATAATATATTTATGTTTAAATGGTTATTATACTATTATTTATCAAAACGACGCCATACACCAACACATACACCAACAACACACGAACCAAGTGTTTAAGCCCCACCTCTGAATAAAATGGGATTATAGTATGGAAGGAAATCGAAACAGTTGTTTCCGCTCGCATCCTTTTTAAACGTAAACCCGTCGGCACAACAACCATATTTGGATGCGTCGCAACCATAATGCGCTCTATTAAAGTTATACATTTGATTTTTGGTCATTTTACCCGGTTTCATGAGTTCGTTCATGTAGTCATCCATATCGGCGTCATAGTAATTGTATCCGCTATTATTATCATTATAATCATTCACATCATTATTATCAGTTCTAGAGTCGTCTTCTGGATATGGACGACATTTGCCCATAAATTTTTTTGTTTTAGGGTCGCGTTTGCATGCGGTATTACAATCTAATTTTTTGCATTGATCTGTTGATTCGCAACCAAACATGAATTTCATTCCCGATTTATCCGTATATTCAACCCCGCAAAATCCTACATCTTCGTCATATTTTGGATCACTGCGTCTTTTCTTATATGGATCATATTGGTCGTTGGGACCTACATTGCTTGACTGTTCGTAGCATTTTGCCTGAGAACAATTAGGAGGACTGTTACCTCGACCACCGCCGCCTCTGCCACCGCGACCACCACCATCTTGGCTTTTGTCGCCATCTTGGCTTTTGTCGCCATCTTGGCTTTTAGGCGGATACGGGCTAGGTTTTGGACATTTTCCACTTTTGCAAATGGTTTGTGGCAAGCAATTAGCGCAATCTTTATCATACGCGCAAACGGCGTTAGGGTCATCGGCGTCGCATTCAAATGGACAAATTTCGGTAGGTTTTGTGCCGATGGGTAAAATGGGAGGATTCAGATTGGGTGTGGTATAAACGGAATCGGTTCCTGTAAGCGTTATCCTGTCAGCGGTGGCTGAGCCAAACAAGCGCTGCATTTGCGGAGTTGGAAATATGATAACAACGGGATCTGCAACGGATGGATCGTCCGCGCGTTTAAATTCAAACTGACCATAATGCGCAAGTTTTTGGTTTCCGGGATCATGGTATGTGCATGTAAAAAAAGGGCCGGTGGCACCTGCTGGTTTATAAATTTGTAGTACGTTGGCGATATCATTTCCCGTGTGCAATCCGGGAGGTATGACTAAACTATCTTTGACAGCTCCCGCTTCAATATTTAAAACATTATAGCCATCTTCAACATTGAACAGTTTACAATTTCCACTTACTTCGAGGGGTCCGTAACAGCCCGCCGGGCATGTGCCGGATTCAAATCCCTCCCTTAATCCGAATAAACTAAAATAAGAACCGTATAGTATAACCAATACAAGAATGCTAAATAATACCCATTTTCCAATTTTGATATTTAAATCTAGATTTAGTTTCATGAATAGAAAGAAATCAATAATAAATCAATAAAATCAATAATAAAATCACCTTATATTATATTATATAAATATAAAAACTATAAATAATAAAAATAAATAATTAATTATTTTTATTTATTTCATGAAACTATATTAATCATTTTATTAAGTATTTTATTAAGTATTTTATTAAGCATTTTATTAAGTATTTCAAGGAAACACATAACTGTGCAAACTTTGGGTGTAAGGATTCTTTCGAAATGCGTCTAAAATATCGGGTTGAATGCGTTCGCAGTTGACGGATTCCTGATAGTGCTGAGGATATTTTTCAAGTTTTCCGTATGTCTGTGGTCCAGGCGGGTTTGAAATTCTAAAAACCGGGTTTGGTATCCAGGGATCGCAATTCTCGTCATTGCGTTTCATGCAAATGTTTTCAGTCGGATTAAATAGGTTCATATTTCCAGCGGGTGTGAAACTCGTGGTCATTTTATTTACATTATTGTGCTGATTGTATTGCGCCTCATAAACGCCCACCCCCTGATTGGTAGCGCCGCCACTTGTTCCAACGTATTGCACGTTGGTTGTATCGCGCTGGTTGTAAATGGCCTGCTGCGGATTTGCCAAATAACCGCTTCCGCTATTTTGCGCATCCACGTTCAAGTGGTCAAAACCGATAAGTCCCTCCGTCGTTTCCTTAATGGTCGTTGGAGCGCGATTTGCAGGGTTATAAACAATGCCGGATGAACCGCACGCCGGTTTGACGTCGCCGTACAAACGAATGTTTCCGATTGCATTTTCTTTTCGGGACGGTCGTAAAAAATCGAGAACCGGCGCAACCACTGCTCTAAGAGCGCCGTGAATGATTCCGCCCTCGTGACCTTTTGTGGTTCCGCGATTGTTTGACAAAAGCTTGTAACCGTCGCGCCCGTAATCATTTGCGCCGGGAGTGAAATTTTTGCCACCATTATGAGCATTTGTCACGGGTTTTGCGCCATATTCTGGGCGTTTTGCGGGTTCATAATTTTCCGGGGCATAAGTGTTTGTTCCTGTAACGTTGGAATCCGCGCCATAGTACTCGGTGCTGGTGCAAACGCGCGACTGTGGTTTGTAAACTTCCTTTGCCCGCGCGGTTTGCGCTTTCTCAATACCGGTTGTAGTTAGCCACCGGTCAGAAGTATTCAAAAAAAACTTATCCGGCAAGTATTTTTCGACCTTTCCGAATGTATCTGGGTTTGGCGCATTCAAATTATTCCAGCTGTATGCCGGACCTTCGTGTGTATCCAGGCCGAATGTGACTTTCGGATTATTCAACGTACGAAGTTGGTCGACATTTCGGTCAGCCCATTTATCGCGCGCCTCCATTCCTGAATTGAATCCGTCGCTGCCTTTTGCGGTGTATCCCTGGTCTAAACCCGGTCCGACCTGAACTTCTTCCCATGGTTTCACATTTGACATTTTGTTTCCGGGCATGACGCGTGACTGAATAAAGTCGCTTACACTGGGCATTCCGTTGACATAATGAATATCATTTTGGGGAGCGAAAAGTGGAGCGCGTTCTTCCTTGCGTATTTTTTGAGAGCCGGAGCCGGATAGCGTATCAAGAACGGATTCCATCGCATTTGCGTCGGCAGTTCGTCCCTTAATCTTTGCCCCGAAAAACGGCACCATGTTATTATGTTGAAAATTTGTCTGATTAATCGGCTCGCCTGTTAAAGAATACACGGTATTTGGGCTTGTGAATCCTGGATTTTTTTTCGAATTTGTATTTGGATTATACGAATTTCCGAACTGGTCCGGATTTTGCAACACTCTTTGTCCTACACTTGCATTATAGAATTTGTCGGTTACTGCGTTTGGCTGGGCATATGCATTCACATTGGAGCCGGTATTTGGCAACATGATGGGATAATTTGTAGTCGGAATATTTGTATTGGGAAGCACGTTTGGCTGATTTAGCCGGCTATTAGGATTATTTGAACCCGCGTTCAGAAACGATTCTTTTATTCTATTTGTATTTGCATTTGCATTTGCATTGTTTCCACCGTTATCATACCCATTACTCTTTTTATTTTGATTAGATACTAAATACATTCCCCCTAATGCCACGATTGGAATTGCCAACTCCATTTTATTAATTATTATATATATGTATGTAATATATTTTTTGCTATATTATACTATATTATACTATTTATTAAAATATAGTATAATAATTAAATAAATAAAAATAATAAATCAATAAATAACAAATAACTTATTAAAAAAAATTACTTGTATTCTTCAACGTAAACATTGCGTCGAACAAATTCTAAATATCTTAAAAGTTTGATCTCGTTTAGTTGAATATAATCATAACCGATAACCTCCTTCATTCTATCATTCGCATATGACTCAAATTCAGAAAATGGGCTGTCTTCCAAAAGATTTGAATAAAACAGCGTAATAGAATAATCGGGTCTATTTTTTGTAAAATCCAAAATTTCTTCTAAATACAAATAAAGAGAGTGTTCGCCAATAAAAGTGGTGTGAAAAATAGTATTCTGGTTAAAAGAACGCTGTCCAAAAATGTGAAACATGTTATTATAATATTGAATAAAAATAGACCATTTATTGTGCTGTCTTATATGAAAAACTAGGCGAGGCATCAAATACGGATGTATGTATTATTTATACCTTGAATAAAGGTTTGCATTTAAGTACATTTTATAAATAATTTGATCATCGTAAAAAAGGCAAACATGGAATTTTTGTGACATAATTATTTTTTTCCAGGATTCGCGTGCTTAAATTATTTTGAAATGGAATGCACACATGCTCTTGCGGGTTGAGTTGGGGATAGTACCAGTTGGTTTGTTCTAAATCGCGGTACGTCCATGCCGGATGTGTGACGCGTGACTGTTCAACTGTTGATTTGCATGATGGATACGTGATTGGGCTGCTTGAAACGGCGGTAGTAACGTAATTATTTTGCAAGCAATCTCTCGACAGCGGTTGACTCAAACCTTTCAGATTACTTTCTAAATTGATTGTATTTGTTCTTAAATTGGCGCCCCACCCTTGAATTCGAATGTACGGGTCTTCAATATAGCACGGTTTGTCGCCGTTGCCCGGCATGTTCAGCATGTAGCGTCCCGGATCGGTTGATTCTTGCAGCTGTTTATTTATCCTGCACGGATCATCGTGAAAACGAGTGAATGACATTTTTTCTAATTTTATAATAATAATATATTTTAATATAATGTACTATTATTATTATTTTATTATTTTATTTTATTATTTTATTTTACAAATATTTTTTTATTTAGTGTATATATAACAATATAATGGTATCTCACAGAAAAACTTATCGTCGTGGTCGTGGTCAACGTCGTGGTCGTGGTCGCGGACGCACTCAACGTCGCGGACGTGGCCAAAGAGGAGGGTTGATATGGGTTGTACAACCAGATGAGAATGCTGATAATTAAAATAATATAAATATATAAAAAATTACATAAACATTTATTTAATTATATATTATATTGATATATATAATTAATTATACACATATAATAATTTAAGTTAAAATAAAATAATTTATTTAAGCAAACAAGTTAAAAACATAATGTATCATTTTATAAATACTCCAAAAAAAGCAATAAAAACCAAATGAATCACGAAAGACAAATTCGCGACATTCATATTAAAGTGGGTTCAGAGTGGGTTCCAGTAAGCGTTGATTCTGGTTGTGAACAATGGAAACGGTATGCTCGTGCATTCGCGCAGTATAAAAATAGGCCGGCGTATCATCCCGAACGTGCGTATGAAGCGGACAACGGTGTAAAAGTGTATAGAAATGATAATGACCATTATAAACCGACGCATGTTTTATGTAATACAAATTCAATTCCCATTATTGATATGAGCGATGTAAAAATATTTTTAACGGATGTGGCCGATGCAAACTGGTTTAAAGCGCGGAATTATCAAGCGTGGGCGTATCGCGATTTCATGTATGATGAAACTGCGCCGCAAGTAAAATATTATGCGTCGCGTTACTCGTCACATTTATTTTTCCAGACCAGCAATTATGGGGATGTTGTTACGATTGAACTTGATGGTTTGGCGCCGAATATTATATTCAAACTGTCTCGCAATGAGAACGGGAGCGTGTATTATGAAAAAAACGATCGGAATGCGACGAGAATAAGAATTTGCGACAATGAAAGCGCACGTTCAGGATATTTGGGATTTTATCGACGAATGACGGATGTTGGCGATTTCATAGTTTCTCCCGCACCTACACATTCACCTTCTGCTACTGTTTCTGTTTCCGTTATACAAGACCCCTATGGTCCAGATTACCAGGATTTTGCGTCCTTCTTGCACCAACCGCATAACATTCATAATCACAATAATAATCATGGACATGGTATGAAGCTACCGTTGGTTCCTGGAACCCAAAGTGTTCAAACAGATATAGAAGAAGAACAATGCATCCTGTGTTTTAAAAATAAATCGAGCGTGCGATTGTTTCCGTGCAGTCACAGAGTAATGTGTCCCGATTGTTATAACAAGATTGAAAAGAACGAATGTCCTATATGCAGAAGCGGAATTATAAAGCTGACATGTTAAAAATAAATTATTTATATTTATGTGAACAACATTTTTTTCATTATTGTGTGTTTATTTTTAATTTTAATGATTCCTTTACCCTTTTTAGGCAGAATGGGTAATTTAACATGAGCTGGCGCTACTACTGGTAATGTAAATACAGGGCTTTCCATATGAATCTTTCGACCGCTTGTGATTGAAGTTCTTTGAGTGTATCCTTTAATTCTTTCATTGCAGCATATGGCTTCTAAAAATTCATTCCATTTTAAGATTTTTAAGTCACTTGATTTTAAAATAGATAACAGGATATGAGTTAGAGCGCCATTAAACGTTTGTTCGCTTTCAATGTACGCATCTTCGCTTGTTTGTTCATCTTGACAACCGCTTATACAGTACACTTCTCCTAAAGTGTCCTTATAATTTTTAAATTCATATAATTTTTGATGGCGCGTCCATTCAGATGGGATATAGGTAGTTGGTAAAGATGGAGTAGTGTAGATACTGGAATCATCTACTTTATAGCGAAGATCGCATGCGGTTCCACTGTGACAAGCGTCTAAAACCACGTACATTTTAACCCCTTTTATTACTCTTTGAGCCACATTTATTCGAATCAAGTCATCGCTAATGAATCCTGCTGTTTGAAAATCGATGGGAACAATAACGGAATCTGCGCCACTTACTTCATCTCTATTATAATCGGCAACCAGTGACCCATGCCCTGAATATGAAATAAATGCTTCGTCGCCCGATTTCAATGACCCAATGAGTATATTGAATGCGGTTAATATATTTTTTCTTGTTGGTTTAGAAGGCGTGTCATCTGTTAAAGTAATAAATCTTGTGTATCCTAAAGAGTTCTGCAGAAATGTTCTCATATTATTTATATCATTTATACATCCTTGAAGTTGGATAGGAGTATTTTTATAATTGATTCCAATTAATAATGCGTATTTGACCATGACTTAATAAAATTATATGCTATACATATATGTAATATAATTTTACTATTAAAATATTATATGCTAAATTTATGCTAATTTTTAATCTTTGCTAAAAGTTTTACCTTGGGAATCCGACGAGGTTGGCGCCGATACCGAATCCTGCACCAGAACGAGCTGAAACGGCCAAACTGGGAACATAGACGTCGAGAATTGCAAAAGTTGCAGCAGCAGACAATGCGATTAGCCCAACTTCTTCCAACCTGAGACGCTGTTTGGGAATAGAAAATGCAACAATGGCCACCATAATACCTTCAACCAAATACTTTATTGCGCGTTTTACAAGTTCTCCTAAATCTAAAACGTTGTTGTACATTTTTTCTGTTATACTATTATGTTATAATAAAAGATTAGAAAAAAAAAATTAAATATAATATTTGAAATTAAAATTTTTACCTTGTTTAATTAAAAAAAATAAATAAATATAAAAACTATATTAAATATTAAATTACCATTTTTGAATATTTTATAATATTATATTTAATATTTAAAATACTTAAATATGAATTTATACTTAATATAAAAAAGATTAAAAAATGCCTAAAGATAATATACATGGACCGCGTGGGGTAGAATTGAAAAAAAATGAGGACGGGACTTTGAATGCGAATTACGTCGACTTGCTAGAAGAGGATAAACCGATTTCGGGGCAGAAATTTGCCTGTTTGTCATTCGTGAGTCCAGAACATATTATAAAGCAGCGCGAACAGTTTTTTTTCGAAGAGTTTTTGAAACAGTGGAATTATAAAAAGTCGACGGATGTCATGCTTCATTTTATCAGTTTTATTTCTTACAAGTACAATTTGACGTTTGATAAAGTGAATGAAGATTTCCAGGATTTTTTGAAGAACGAGCACAAGGAGCTGATAAAATACAACGTGAATGATGATTTCAAGACCTTTGTTGATAACAACGAAGAGAGGTTGGATGCAGAGTTTGGAGAACAGCACGAATTTCAGACATCGGTAAGAGGAATCAAAGTGCGCGGCGTGTTTGCGTCGCAAAAAGAGGCAGAGATGCGTTGCAAGTTGCTTCGCGAGGTTGATCCGAATCACGACGTGTATGTGGGTCCGGTGGGCATGTGGGTTCCGTTTCATCCGGATGCGTATAAAACCGGGCGCGTGGAATACATGGAGGAGACGCTGAATCAGATCATGTCGGAAAAAAAGAAGAATGAGGACAATGCCAAGAAGGAATTTGACAAGCGCGTAAAAGAGGCGAAGGAAAAAGCAATTGAAGAAAACAAGAAGAATGCTGAAAAATCGGGCAATAAATTGACTCAGACAATTAATTCGAATGGTGAGCTCGTCAGTGTAAAGAATTTGGCGGACGACGACGAAGACGGCGATAACGATGACGATGATATGGGCGATGAATCTGTCACGCTAGACGACATTCGAAAACAAATGTTTGAGACGGAGAATGTGGTAATTGACAAAAATACGGATCACGGACTGTCGCGTTTAACTGAGAATCAGGGTGATAAATCTGATAAAGAGGGTGTCGAGGATTCATTTTATAGCGCGAATTAATTTTTATTATGTTTATTATGTTTATTGTCATTGTTGTCATTGTTATTATTACATTCTAAGAGTGAATCTGGATTTGGAATGCTGTATGGTTCTGGTATGCGCAAGCACCATTTTTGCGGATACCCGCTTTTTATACAACTTTCATAATTTGTCTCGGACCCTTGATACGCTTCTAAAAATGATTCTTTAATGTTTGTTTTGTTTTTGTAAATGTAATATAAAAGAATTTCAAAAATGACAAATATGATAAAAAATGCGCCTACTAATATTATTTTGTTCATTATAAATAATATTATAAAATAATTTAGGATATATATACATTTGAAAATAAATGAATTAATAAATGAAATAAAATTGATTTTATTATTGTAAACATTTCATTATTTAAAATGCGGCAACCAATATTATAACCAATATGACAAAAATTAGAATAAAGCCAAAATTGAGACAAGTTGACATAATAAACCCGGTTGAAAGAGAACGGCAAGAAGATTGTTGCGACGAAATTGGAAAACTTAGGTGTGAAATGGAAATGATGAAGTCAGAAATGGCTGAAATGAAACAATATTTACGTGAAATTCAGAAGAAGGAAGAAATAAGAAGAATAACAGATGGCGGTGAAGTAGAAGTTGGAGGAATCGGAGGAAATAATTCTTCTTCTGATTTTAGTGAATGGATAAACGGAATGGAAATGGTACCTGAAGATTTGGAAAAAATGTTTCAATCAAAGGACATTATTGATTGGGCATGTCATTTTATCATGGACGATTTAATTAAAAAAAAAATGAATCCTTATCCCATATGTTCAATAAAAGGTTCAAAAAACGAGATTTTAGTGTATGATTCAAAAAGGTGGAGAAAAATATCAGATAATGAATTGTTTACTAAATTAACAGACAAGTTGTTTAAAAAAATCCTTAAAATATTTACACAGTGGAAGAATGATAATTATAGTAGAATATTAACAAGCGAACATTTTGCAACAATGTACCACTCAAATTATGCAAGAATATTAAGTTTTAATGAAAATTTTTCAAAATTAAAACTTAAACTATTTCATGTTTTGGAAAATCAAATATAATAACAACGAATGAAACTCGAATAAAACATTAAAATCCAGGAACATCCGTAAAAACCTGTATTGGTTGTTGTCCTGCACCTTCAGATTGGAATTGTAACATTAAATAATATCCGATAATGCAACTTGCATAAACAACGAGTGTGTCGCGCATCAAGTATTTTAAGGGTCTTGGTTCTTCAACCGAAAATCGCATTTCTAGAAATTTAACTAAAAAAAATACAGTGGAAATGACACACCCGACTACAAAAATATTATCCATAATAATTATTAATTGTTGTTTGACTTTATAATCTATATTTGCATATATTATTTATTTTTTTAACGAATTTTCTCCTTATATAAAATCCATTAAAATAATATTCCAAGATTATACATTTTCACAGTTTGTTAAATTGTTAATAAATTGTTAATAAATTGTTAATAAATTGTTAAACACTTATATAATATGAATGAATTTAAATACTTATTCATATTGTTATTATTATTGAATTAAATTAAAAAATAAAATGAATATTCATTCAGATATTAAAAAAAAATTAGATTATTTTATAAAACAAAAAAAGATTCCAAATATTATATTTCACGGTGTGTCCGGGTGCGGAAAGAATGCACTTGTAAGTGAATTTGTAAATAATGTGTATGGTGGAGATAAACATGCAATTCAAACATATGTCATGAACGTAAATTGCGCGCACGGAAAGGGCATTCGATTCATTCGGGAAGATTTGAAATTCTTCTCTAAAACAAATGTGGATTTGAGAGACGGCGACATTTTCAAGACCGTTATTTTATTAAATGCGGACAAGTTAACCATTGATGCACAATCTGCAATTCGAAGGTGCATTGAACTGTTTAGTCGTTCTACACGTTTTTTTATTATTGTAGAAGATAAATATAAATTATTAAGACCAATTCTGTCACGATTTTGTGAAATATATATTCCTGAACCGGTTATAAATGGCGCTGTTGTCAATTTGCATGAATATAATTTGAATAAGGTATATGATTTTAAACTTGGCGATAGTAAGAGGCGCACATATATAAAAACTGCTTTAGGCAATTTTATAAAGAAAAAACAGTCAATTGAATCAAATGTTGTTGTGATAGCGGAACAAGCGACAGCGGAACAAGCGACAGCGGAACAAGCGACAGCGGAACAAGCGACAGCGGAACAAGATGATAATATCAATCAAAACAATAAAAACAATGTAAATAATGTAAACAATGAAACGAACAAAAATATAATTTTAGATTGCATGTTACTTATTACAAAATTGTATAATAAAGGATATTGTAGTATCGATTTGATTTATTATATCGAACATTCTACAGTTATAGAAGAACTTAAAAAATATGAATATTTGATTACATATCAGAAAATAAAGAGAGAATTTAGAAATGAAAAATTATTAATGTTATTTATTTTATACTTTTTAATATTTCGTAGTGATTTAACTTTAGAAAATATATCATTTATGTAAAATAGTTTATTTATTTTTTTATTATTTCATATTTAGCACATTTATTAAATGGATGATTTTGTCATCGGAAATTTGCAAGAATCGCGCAATGATTTTTGTTCGCGCCTTATAAATATTTTAACTCCGCACATACATTCTGGGCTAAAATCAATTTTTGAAGAAGCTTGGAAATTATGTTTAGAAAACAATGAAGCACCCAAATATTTAATGACATTTCAAAATTTTTTAGTGCGTGTTCCAAAATGGAATTCTACAATTATCGAAAAAGAGTCGCAGCGCATTGTCGACCAAAGTGGTTGTAGCCACATTGAAGAATTAATTACGTGTGTTCACATTATTCAGCTTAAAATGCTAACGTGCATGCGAGCTGGAAGCAAGCAGAAAAAAATCGACATCTCTATACCCAAGCTGACAGAATTTATTCACAAAGTTTATATTAATGTTGCAAGAAAAGTGTATTCCAACGTGTTTCTTTTTGAAAAAACAACAAAACATTTACAAATTCAAAAACATAATCACCAATTGGAATTAATTATTAAGGAGTGCATACTCAACACCATTCGAGACAGCATTCCGATTGAACATTTGTTAAAAGTATATATGGAAGACCAATTTATCGAAGAAGATACGGAAGTAGTTGATACCGAAGAAATTATTTCCCAAGATCCTGTAATTGAAGAACAAGACCAACAAGAAGCACTAGAACAGGAACAACAAGAACAACAGGAATCACTAGAACAAGAGAAAGAAGCACTAGACCATCAAGAACAAGTGCAATTGGTATCAAGTGGTAAACAACAAACCATAAAATTCGACGATATTGACAGGGTGAGAATGTTAAATGATTCTGAAGGCGAAGAATTAATAAATGCGCCAAAAACGCTGGAAAGATTAGAAGAAATCAGTATTAAAAATTTTGCAAAACGCAAAGAACAAGAAAGTGGTTATGGCGACGATGATGAAGACGAGAATGATGCGCTTCGCATTGGAGAAGCCGTGTCGCTCGGAGATTTAGACATTGATGTCTTTTCTGGTGACACATAAGGAACACGATCGAATATTTACTTGGAAAACGCATATTTTAAACTGCGAGTATAATTTGTTGGTATTATAAACTCTCTGCAAACGGGTTTTCCTAATAAAAATGTTGAAAAATTGAAACGTTTTCCGTATTCGTATCTTTTCTCTCCATAATACAATATGAATCCAGTTATTCCGGTGAAAATTAATGCATAATCCAGCCCCTTGTTTATTTTAACATATTTTTCTTTCAAACTGGCATCGCGCGCGTGTTCGGTTTCATTAATAATAATAAACTTAATGCAGAGCAGGACGAAGAACAATAAAAAGAAATTCTTATCCATTCGCGTTAAAATGATAAATAGCGCATATAACATGATTGTTTTTGAAAATATGGTACTGGATATTTTTTCAGATGGTTCTGATGTGAGTACAATTGCAAAAAATAAAATAAAAAATGCAAGAAAGTGCTTATAATAAATATTTTCTGTAAATAGTTTTTGAACCTGGCAAGGAAATAATTGCGCGACAAAATTACCACCTAAAGTTACATAAAAAATAAAAAGAGGAGTTATGTCAAAATTAAGTATACTCATACAATAATGTAGTAATGGTATTATATATATTATATATATATATATGGTATGTAAAAATATTTAATAATTTATCAACTATTGAATAATTATTAAATTTGTTAATTTATATTTAGTTATATTTAATTTAATATCATTTTCATATATATACATATATATATAAATGATATATAAAATTTTGACTATTTTATTTTTATTAATATTGATCATCACATTGTTCGTGTGGTGGCAAGGTAAAATATCAAAACATTTAGGCAATGATATTATTGATATTATGGGCGGACAGCCAGACCAATTCAACCATAAATGCAATGCCGGTTGTCCCGTGAATAAATTTCCAGACGGAATTATACCTGGACTGGCTAAATCCAATCTGGTCTCGAATTCATCATCCTCAACAACAGGTGCAACAGATGATGATATCCTTTATAGCATGTACGCCAAATATGAAAAAACATTCACACCAACCTACATTCAAAACAATTTGTTGCAATTGACAAATCCGAACAATTACACACATCTTCCAATGGGACCTTCCAATATTTTCATTATTAGACATGGTGAAATAAATTTGGACAATTATGTAAATCCGACAAATCAGGACACATATTATAATCTGGACTGCAATGGAATATATCGCTCCATAAAACTTCCAAACTTTATCAATGATTTAGGAATGAATGGGTACCCTATAACAAGCATTGTCACAACAAATGCTCACATGGACATAAATAAATCTGGGAATGTGGCAATCCGTTCGCAGCAAACCGCGCATTTTAGTGCATGGGCATTGAGTATTCCAGTTCTTGTATTTGGGTGGGACAATTGTTCGCAACCGTATGATGCAACTACTGCAATAAATATATTCACCAATGCATCCATGAGAGGAAAAAATATAGTAGTACCATTTAAACATGCCAACATACAAGCATTGGCCAATCAGTTGGTTCAATGTTATATTTATTTCAAACAAGGCGGAACAGTCGAAAATCTGAATAATTCCACCCTGTACAATGTTTCAACAGAGGAATGGTGGAAACACAACACTCCAGTAGACCCAAGCCATCAGTATTCTGGATTGAAATCTCCTATGCAAAAACCAACATATCCAATTCCTCATGAAAAATATTCAAAGTACTTGCCATATTGGAATGCAAACACGTATGATAGAGTTTTTTGGCTTTCTCAAACGAATCATCCAAACAATATAACGTTGCAAGTATTGTCCCAAAACATCAAAACTTGTCAAAAAAATGAGTGCGACCTTTTAATTGGTTTAATACAATGGGATTATCAGTTAAACCAAAATAATGAATATGGAAATGATCTAAAATGTTTACCACCAGAGTGATGCACTAAACCCGCTCGTTTATTTTTTGTGTTTGTAATTGAGAGATTTCCGTAAACCTTCCCCGAGATCCCCAAGATGTGCTCTGAATTTGGCGCGGGGTTTACATTCAACATAATATAGTATAGCATAGCAGAGCGTTCAGCGTTATTTAATATTTTATTGTGTGGGTATAAACTCCCAGTTCAATTCTGCACATATTTTTTTCCAGATTTCATCTTGCTCGATCTGTTTCTCTCTATCTTTCAATAAAGGAAAATAAGATAGAAACTGTGTTTGTCCAAGTAGCTCGCACAATTTATAAATAGTATAATAATAATTCAGAAAGTTTACACGGTCATCTGGGCAAAATTTTGCATACGGTCCTTGTATTTCCATAAATAAGTTGCACAATTGTTCTTCTAGTTGCGGCGTCATAGTTGGCGGTTTAATTCCAAGTTTATATTTAATGTATGGTATGTGCTCATAAAATTTATTATAACCCAGTTTTTTTAGAATATCTTTGGCTTTTGTATTTGTAAATTTAGACAAGCTAATTCTCTCCTTCTTTATTTGCAACTTAATATTATCAATGACTTCTGACGGAATTTGAGTCGTTTCTTTTGCTTGAAACTGTGCAAGAATTTCTTTGAAATGATTAATTCTTTTATACGCATAAAAACATGCCTCTTTTGGAGGTTCCTTGTAAGACGGTTTTTCGCTTTCAAATAAATATGCGACATATTTTGAACAATGATTGCAAACAAGAATGCCCTCGTGTTCGACCGGTATTAGCTCGCCAACGTTGCAATGTTTGCACGTGTCCGTTTGAAATACGAAATCATTCACATTTATAAATGACTGGTCGATATTTGACAGGAATTTTTTTACATTATTGTCGTTTTTTGATGCAAGTTCATTTGTACGATCAGCTGAATCATTTATTTTAAAAAAAGAATTTAGAATTTTTGTCTTGTTTGTTCCCTTTGATATTTCTTTCTTATTTTCGAAATAGTCAAAAATGTACTTGGAGTTACTTAAATAATATTGTTTTATATTATTTTTATGTGTTTTTAGAGTGTTTTTAACATCATTAAAACGATCTTTTAACTCAAGTTGTTTTTCAATTGGAATATTTCTTAGTTCTTCTTCATCATTCAGTATTGTGGTCAATTCTTTTTTTTCTTTTAATAGATTTGGTATAATAATATTTGTAACATTTGAAAAATGAAGCTGCATTTCCTTGTGTCGATTGTCCAATGTTACAATGCTTTTATCGTCTACAGTTATTTTTTTATTTGTTTTATATTTAAACGATGGCATTTAAAATATATAAAATCAAAATATACTATCCACTTACTTGTTAATATATATATAATATTATATAATTAAACAACTTTAACTTTATATTCTAAAAACTGTTATATAATTTTTTATAAAGTATTTTAGCATTGTTTCAATATTGATTGTTTCAATACTGTATATAAGATTTTATTATATATTATTTAAAAATGCATAATAAAATTTTTATAATGACCAAGAATATTTAGGCATTTTCAAGAATATTTGATGAAACTTTTCGATTTATAGGATTTTTTTGATTTACAAGAAAAAAATATGAAATAAATGATTTTTTTTATTTTTTTTTCATTTTTTTTTCATTTTTTTATTTAATTAAACAAAATTCTTAAAATTTTTTTCTTTAGCAATATTATAACAATTATATAAAATGGCAGGAGGATTAATGCAACTTGTAGCTTATGGTGCCCAGGATGTTTATCTCACGGGCAACCCTCAGATCACTTTCTGGAAGGTATCATACAAACGTCACACTAACTTCGCAATGGAGTCCATCGAACAAACTTTCAACGGACAGGCAGATTTCGGTCGTCGTGTCACTTGCACTATCAGTCGCAACGGCGATCTTGCATACCGCACTTACCTTCAGGTCACTCTCCCTGAAATCAATCAGAGCATGAAGAACAACGCCCTCGGTTCCGGCGTTTATGCCCGTTGGCTCGACTTTCCCGGTGAACAGCTCATTTCTCAGGTTGAAGTTGAAGTTGGTGGTCAGCGCATTGATCGCCAGTACGGTGACTGGATGCACATCTGGAACAATCTCACTCTGCCCGTTGACCAGACCAAAGGTTACTACGGCATGGTCGGAAACACCACCGAACTCACCTTTATCACCGATCCTTCATTCAATGATGTTGACGGTCCTTGTCAGAGCAACGCACCTCGCCAGGTTTGCGCTCCCCGTAATGCCCTCCCTGAAACCACCCTCTATGTTCCCTTCCAATTCTGGTACTGCCGCAACCCCGGTCTTGCTCTGCCCCTGATCGCCCTTCAGTACCACGAAGTCAAGATCAATCTCGATATCCGCCCCATTGATGAGTGCTTGTGGGCTGTTGGTACTCTGAACCACGCCAGCTGCGCCGCCGCTGGTGGCCGCGTTACTGCCGCATACAATCAGTCCCTCGTCGCCGCATCCCTTTACGTCGACTACGTCTTCCTGGACACCGACGAGCGCAGGCGCATGGCCCAAAACCCCCACGAGTACCTCATTGAACAGCTGCAGTTCACCGGTGATGAGTCCGTTGGTTCTTCTTCCAACAAGATCAAACTCAACTTCAACCACCCCGTTAAGGAACTCATCTGGATCGTCCAGCCAGATCAGAACGTTGACTACTGTTCTTCCCTCGACTGCGATCAGCTCTTGTACCGTCTGCTCGGCGCCCAGCCCTTCAACTACACCGACGCAGTCGACGCCCTTCCCAACGCCATCCACGCATTCGGCGGCCCTGAAGCCGTTGAGCAGTACATTGATGCATCTGGTCTCTTCTATGAAGCCGGTGCTGGCGATGGAGCCATCAATACTAGCGACCAGTGGTGGAACGCTCATGGCGCCGATTCTAACTACGATGAGCCGAACTTCGCTGCCGGTTACCACCACCCCTCTAGCGGAACTGGAGCTCCCGGAGCCGTCGCTGCTCCTTACATGAACTCTGGTGTCTCTGATGCCGGCACCTTTGTTCTCGCAGAGACCTCCCTCCCCCTGCATTGCTGGGGTCAGAACCCCGTCGTCACTGCCAAACTCCAGCTCAACGGTCAGGACCGATTCTCTGAGCGTGAAGGAACCTACTTTGACCTCGTTCAGCCCTACCAGCACCACACCCGCACTCCCGACACCGGTATCAATGTATACTCATTTGCGTTGAGGCCGGAGGAACATCAACCCTCGGGGAGTTGCAATTTCTCTCGAATTGATAACGCAACTCTTCAGCTCGTGTTGTCCAATGCTACTGTTGAAGGTACCAAGACCGCAAAAGTTCGTGTTTATGCCACCAACTACAACGTTCTCCGTATTATGAGTGGTATGGGTGGTCTTGCATACAGCAATTAAACCGTTTATCAGTAACAAAAAAATACAGTTACATTTTTATTTTAATTATTTTAATATGATTATGCATTTAATTATTTGTTTTATAAAATAATTAAATAAAAATTGAAAATTTAATATAAAGACAAAAGGGTGTAAGATATATATAAACGCCCAAACAACATGGATATAGTAAAAGCATTCAATGCAAATGATTTGCACACCGAAATTGTTATAAAAGGAACAGTAAACGATCCACTTTTTCGAGCAAGTGATATTGGAGTAGTCCTTGAATTGAGCAATATAAGAATGTCAATTACAGATTTTGACGAATCTGAAAAGGTAGTAAGTACTACTGACACCCTTGGTGGCACTCAAGAAGTGACATTTTTGACAGAAAAAGGATTATATAAAGTACTGTTTCGATCGAGAAAACCGATTGCCCAAAAATTTCAAAATTGGGTTTGTGACGTGGTTAAGGAGATTCGAGTCACAGGTATTTACAATATGCAAAAAGAAATTGATAAAAAACAAGAAGAATTAGAACAAACAAAGGGCGAAATGGCATCCCTCGAAGACACCAAGAAGAAGGAGTATGAAACAAAATTGGAAAAAGAAAAGGTGCTCGAAAGGGAAAAAATATTACTGAAAGAATACGATACAGCGTGTTCAATTGTCTATATTATTAAAGTAAAAACGCTTGAACATGTAGGAAAATATGTTATAAAAATCGGCGAGAGTCGGCGCGGAATATCGGGCAGGTACAATGAGCACAAAAGCAAATATGATGAGTGCGTGCTGCTGGATTGTTTTTGTGTGCAGAGGAGTAAAGATTTTGAAAATTTCATTCATAATCATGAAAGCGTTCGATTGAACAGGGTGACCGATTTGAAGAATCATGAAAAGGAGCATGAATTGTTTTTAATTGGCAGAAATTTATCTTACCAGACACTGCACCAGATTATAACGAGCAATGTGAAGAATTTCAATGAAGTCAATAATAGCAGTTTGGAACTTGAGATCGAAAAATTAAAACTGCTTGTTCAAATGAAGGAAGGTAAAAATGAAAATGGATTGTTGCATGAATTGGTTAATTCGGTAAAACAATTATCGGGCAAGATGGATGCCAACGAAAAACGAATGAAAGAAATGATGGAAAAGATGAGTGCATCGCAAATGAAAACTACAACCGGATTCAATACGGCTCTTGTTACTTTGGGTCCAAGATTACAAAAAATTCACCCCGATACACTTGAATTGGTAAAAGTATATGACAGCGTGTCTGAAGCCATGAAGGAAAATTCAGATATCAAAAGACCGTCGATGAATAAGGCGGTTAGGGAAAATACGGCGTATCATGGATACCGGTGGTTGCTTGTTGATAGAGATCTTGATGCAAGTGTAGTGCACCATACTATATTACCCACAAAGAAAACACGGCCTCAAAATTTGGGATACATTGCACAACTTGATGGCGACAAGACAAAAATATTGAATGTATACATTGACCGAAAAACTGCCGCGCATTGCAACGGGTATGAATCGTCCGGATTAGACATTCCTGTAAAAAAATCGATTATATCAAGAGGATTTTATTATAAATTATATGATGATTGTGATGAAGAGTTGCGAACAACGTTTGAATTAGAGCTCAATCATGGCGAATATCCTTTACTGTATAGAAATGGTGTTGGACAGTATGATGTGCAACACAATTTAGTTCGAATCCACATTTGCAAATATGACTGCATTAGAACTCTTAAAATAAGCGACAAGACGCTTGCTAAAGCGCTGTCAAAAAACATTTGCTATAACGGCTTCTATTTCAAGGAAATCGGCGAAAAATTAAAGTGTATATAAAATCAATTCATTTCACACGAGCATCATTTGCAATCATTGTGTATACACAATATACTTAATATACTTTTACACCAATAAATAAAATTAAAATAAATAAAAATATTTTATCTGACTGATGATTTGTCATTTTGATTAAGTTAATTATAATAATATATATTTATTTTAATTTTATATTATTATAATTAACTATTTAAATTTTTTATCTTTTTATTTATCTTTTGACTTGTCTTTTGACTTGTCTTTGACTTGTCTTTTGATTTATCTTTTGATTTATCTTTTGATTTATCTTTTGATTTATCTTTTGACTTGTCTTTTGACTTGTCTTTTGACTTGTCTTTTGACTTGTCTTTTGATTTTTTATCCTTTTTATCTTTTTTATCCTTCTTTGGTTTTTCGTAATGTGTGAATTTATCTTTATATTTAGAGCTAAAATCTTTGAATTGTTTTAATAATTCATCATTTCGATAGTAACTTTCTAGTACATTCTTAAACTCTTTGATTACTTTTTTTACACTTTTTTGTTTATATTTAATTAGTTTATCATGTGGATAAACTTTTTTTTTAGTATTTTTATTCACCTCTTCATGAAATGTATAAAAAAATAATTCTAAATCTTGAGCAGTTTTAATTTCGTCTTTGATTAATGTTTTAATGTGTTCAGATGCGTGACGACGACACCTCCCGCACGGAAGTTTATTGCATATTTGTGTAAATAAATCAATGCATTCATTTTTGAATGCTTCATCAAATCGTTCTTCTATTATATTTGCTGTCACTGTATGAAATAATGACCAAGTTGCATTTGACCAGAATTGAATCATATATACGTTTTTTTATTTTATTTATATATATATTATGGTTATAAAAAAAATAATTTCAAAATATTTATTGATTAAATTCTTCTTGTTTATAATGTTTATAATAATGACTGCGCAACTTATGTATGTACTCTAACAATTATTTCCATTGATGTCCGATACAGCATTCTCGTTAAACCCATACATGTTCACGCGCAGTTGTTTTGATGAAAATGGAATCGATGTTGGAGGTTTGTGTATTTCTATTTTTTTATTATCATACAGCGTCCCACACATGTTGGTGGGATTGCATGATCCGTCATTCGGCGTTGCCCAGTATCGCACATTATTTGTTCGCTGAAGATAGCTGCTCGGGAAAACGGGATAGTATGCCGACATTGCTTTACTGTCCAGATCCGATAACCCTAAAACGCCCTTCTGAATAGGATAGTCGCCATACAGTAGCGGTTTTGACACGCTTTCTGGAAATACACCCGGTGCAAGAAGGTTGGATATAAAATTTTCTCTGACCGGTGTATAAAAAAATGAACCAATTAGAGCAAGCAATAATGCTAAAATGAGAAACAATATTCCATCTAATTTTTTTAACATCCTTTTAAACTATATTAAACTATAATAAAATACTTATTTATATTGTGTATATATTTTTTTTTAATTGTTGTTCAACTATTTTCTTGTTCAACTATTTATTTACTTTTCATTTTTTTCAACCTTGTATTTAACACACTTATTATCAACTTGAAATGAAGGAATATCGGTTGTTTGTGGAACAATGGACAACACACATTTGGCTTTGTGACCGTAAAGCGGTTCTGTGCATCCTTTTTCTTTTTTTTTAGAAAAGTTAAACAGTTTAGGGGGGGCGTCATTCTTAGTGCATCTTGACCTAAAGTGTTCATATCGTTCGCGAACATCACAATACGAGAGTCCTGATTTTTTTCCAAGACGTTTATTCACGATTTCATGAAGACGGTATATGAATTTAGAAAATGTTTCGCGCGATTTCAAATGGCAATCAAGGAGAGGATTTGCTTTCAGATTACTCGTCAAGTTTATCCTGCAATATTTACAAGGTAACACGTATCTTAAATTATAAATAAAGTCGGAATAATGTTTTTTATCTTCTGCCGTTGGATTTACGGGATAATTGAAACTCATGGTGTGCAAAAAATGCCACATTGGAGGACCCCAAACCGATGTCAACATTCCATCTCCGCTATTATAATCTTCTTTTGTAAATACGCGGTTGAGAGATTTATTTTTTCTAGTTTTATTGAAACTCCTAGATTTGATTTTTAGGTTTGATTTAGATTTAGATCTACTTTTGGTTTTATTCATAATGTTAATTGTTGAATATATGAATAATATATACTTTAATATAAATTAAAAATTATTTCACTATTAAATATATATATTAAAATATTTATCAAAAAAATATTTTAATATAATTACAATTCGTAACTATAAAATATATAATATCACAACGTATATATATAATATAATATATTTATTTATTTAATAAATTACAAAAATGGCATTTTCTGCAAGATCGGTTAAAACTGTGCTCGAAACGGCATATTCCAAGACACATATTTTAGTAATGTTGCTTATAGCATGTTTATTTATTTGGATAGGAGTATACGTTTATAGGAATTATGTGGGTTCTTATTTAGGTTCATCCATTGAAGGATATGCTGCCGATATGGGCGATAATGCACCCAATAATTCAAACGGTAAAACCGCAACCCTGTACATGTTTGGAACTGGTTGGTGTCCTCATTGTAAAACTGCTAAACCGATATGGGATGATTATGTAAATAAAAATCAAAATATGAAGGTGGGGAATTACACCGTGCTTTTTAAAAGCGTAGATTGTGACGACCCTCAAGGTAAACCGCTCGCCGATTCTTTCAATGTTAAAGGATATCCGACATTTAAATTAGAACGGGGTCCCGGCGATGTTGTCGAGTTTGAAGCCAAACCAAGCGAAGATAACTTTAATAGTTTGCTTCAATCATCTTTACATTAAGTTCGGGTTCAGTTATGACGATGATGATGACGACGGTTTATTCGGTTTAATTATAATTTTTTTCCGCAATGGTTCATTGCTTTGCGGAGCATGTGCATGTTGTACCTTTGGTAGCAGTTCGCCGATGATGGACACTTGCTTGTCATTTAATTCAAAACGCTGTCCAATCACACGAATTCGAATGGCATCTTTTTCATGAATAGAATTAAAATGTGCATCTGACGAGTGGTGGTCTCTCGAAACATAAATAATAACTGGAGATTTTTTTTCTTCTAAATTTGTAAATGCGCGAATTCCCGCTTGTGTTATATTTTTAGCGTAACATTTAATTAGCATCCCTTCAACCGGGCAACAAATGCTGCATTCAAACACAACAACAAACTCTACAAACCTGCCTTGCAATGTTCCGCTGGATATATTTATAATTCGTATAGAACCCGGCCTTACATACCCCTCGACAATGCACTTGCCTTCTATTTTTGTAGAAATTGTATGTTTTATAGTTGTTTCTATATTTGATCCGACAATGATATACGGAAGTTGCACTTTTTGTGTTAAAATTGATTTGGAATATAATACATTTTCCCCTTCATCCGAAGATGATGTTTTTTTTTTAGTATGCAACAATGATTGCGAAGTTGATGAAGTCATGTTTATATTATGTTACTGTTGTTTACTGTTAATATATAATTGTATTTATATATTAATATTATTTCAATTTTCTAAAAATACATTTTTTGAATAGTATAGATAATTAAAATACACAAATAAAATAATAAAAATAACATACGAAAAATATAAATATTTATTTTATTTTATAGAAAATATAGCTTCAATCGAATTAAGAGACCATACTTTTTGATTCAAACGAATTGCATTATAGTGTCGTAAAACAATTTCTTGTAAAATGCAATATGTTACTTGGGTTAAAACAGAAGGAATTTCAACATTTTTAAATTTAAATTGTAAAATGTCTTGCAGGGTCCGTTTTTTTGTGGAAGAAGTGCTGCACACGCTTCCGCGATTGTCGCCTTCTTTCACTTTAAAAACAACATCACCGTCTTTAATGCTTTGCATAAATCCAACGTATTGTGCAAGATGCTCCTTCTGAAATGTAGCTTTTACTTGATTATATTCGGTGCTCGTCAACTCTTCTTGATTAAATCTTGTCCACGCACTCTTTTCACCCTTTTTATAATACATTACGATTTTTTTTGAAATATCTTTTGTATTCTCTCTACTATCGACGAATAAATATTGTACACCTTCGCCGTCTTCGCTGATAAACCCAGAAAAATATTTCAATATATTTTTTGCACACTCGGGTGCTTGGTCATAAGCGGCTGTTTTAGTTTCTTGAAATCCGGTATGAGAAGATGCAGAAGCATTAGCAGAAGATGCCTTCATTTTATTTGCAATTTGATCCAACACGTGTAAATTTAAAACCAACGCGTTTATTTCTTCAAATGTCAAATGGTCCATAATGTGTGTAAAAACATAGAATTGCAATTCTTCCAAAGGTAAAACGCCGTTCATAATTTTAAACATTTCATTACAATAAATGTACCATATTCTATCTCTCGATATCATCGGTATTGCACCAGCAATCAATTTCAGTGCAGGATCTTGTGCATCTGCAATATCATTTCTTTCCTTTTTAGTGATGGAAGTATTTATTGAGAGGGCCTGCGTATAACCAATACTGGCGATAATGTTTTCAGTAAATATTTTTTCACGAATTGTGGCCACATTTGAACTTTTAGCACCTTTAGAACCTTTAGCACCTTCACCTTCGGACTCAACAGTAGCTTTTGATAATTCTTGTTCTTCTCGCTCCTGTTCTTGTTCAACCCTTTGCACCTGTTTTTTTTTGACATTTTCAGTTTTAATATTAAGCGTTATTCTATCTCGTTTAAACGGAATTGGCGTGCTCTTTTCAAATATGCTTATAGACGGATCATTCAATTCTACGGGTTGAAAAAAATAGTAATCGCCAATATTTATCAAGTACCCGTATTTTCCGTACATGTCGGTCAAATATTCACTTTTATCATTAATCATTTGCGTAAGGGCAAAATTTATTTGAAGCAGCGAATACTGTTTTACACGATTTATAAAATGAATTAAATCTAATTTTTTATAAAAGTGCTTCTCTCTGAATGCGTGTTTTATAACTTTTATAATATTCTCAACATTCATCAAAATAAACGATTCGTTAAATGTGCTTAATTTAATATTTTGTTTCGTAGCCGGTGGCGGTTTGGGCGAGCATGTGTAGTTGCACGTTTTCATATAGTCGCAAGTGGACGTGTATGGTTTATCACCTATTTTATATTTTGTAGAACCGCCTGTAGAAAGTTGCAGTTCGACTTCAGTATCCAAGTTTTTCTCCGTGAAATCTGTTTGTTTCATGTTTAAAATGCAGTCAATCGAAGATTCTTTTAGTGCTCTGCTTACCGACCCAATTTTAACCGCCTTTATTTCAGAGAAACGATACATTGCCAGGTCGGCTGCTTCCATCCCATTATCTAAAAGCGACGCGTGTAAAAAAATCTGAATGTTTCTTTTATCAAACGGCAACAGTTTATGACTGCACGTTCTTACACCGCGCCCAATGATTTGTTCAATTGCGCTCATGTTGTACCACGGATCCATGATGTGAATCTGACGTATATTTTTTAAATCCACGCCTTCTGATGCCGATTTTGAAATGATGACCACCTTGCACGCGGACCCGTTGCTATTATTATCGGAACGCAGTGCATTGATCTCCACATCATTATTTGGAGAGATGGATTGATTTCCCGTTATTAGAGAATAATGCAGTCCGTTTGATTTACCGACCGTTCCGGCTGAAAAAAGCGATTTAGAATTAACGCTATTACTGGCGCCTTTATATCGTGTAAATCCCAATTCTTCCAATGCAAGTGCCATTGGAATTGCACCGCTTTCAATAAAATACGTGTAGATGAGAACAATGCCTTCGCAAAAAGTGCTCTCAGACGGTTTAACCTTGTTGTGCTTTAAAACAATGTTATCACATATTGATTTTATTTTTGAGCTATATTCTCCAATTCTATCTATTGAAAATATGCGCTCTTTTGGATTTTTATATTTGTACTGTCCTTTTTTTTTATCCATAACGGTCATTAGTCCCATCTCTCCGTACGTGTATTCTAGGTCTTCTTCAAAATCGTTTTTATAAGGATACGTCATATTCAGTATTTGGCGCAAGGCAATTAAATCGTTGATGCTGTATGCAGATAGTGCCGCATTATCATCAATGTCTTGCTCGAAATCTGCTTCATCTTGTTCGCGTTTTACACTGGCTTGCGTTTCTCTTTCTCTTTCTCTTTCTCTTTCTCTTTCTTGCTCCCGTCTATCTTCGCGCGTTTCTTTTCCAATCTTAAGCTCTTCTATTTTTTTATTGTATATTCCGTTTTGGTGTTTTTTTAAATGTGTTAAATAAACGTCAACATACTCAAGTCCAGGAACCGTTGATTTTCCGTCGCATGTAAACTTGGGATAGTTTATAGTGCCTTTTGTTACCTTTGTGCCGTCGTCTCCTGTTTCCTGCTGTCTCAATGCGTGTTCTTTTGAAAACATGGAAGGAAATATGCGATAAGGAAACATGTACGGATTTTCGCCTCTAACAAACGAAACATAGCCGATGGATGCTTCCTGCAGTCGTTCTTTGCCGACCTGTTTACCACCAACAATCAAAAGGTTATTATCAGAATCAAACACGTCTGTTGAATATATTTTTGGACGACGATCGTTCACTCTCATTAAATTTAAAAGCCAAATAATTTCTTTTGGGTCATTGAACATGGGCGTGGCAGATAAAAATAAAAGTCGCAGATTGTCAGCGTGTTTAACAAGTGCCAATAAATATGCAGCATCTTTATTATTTGATTTTAAATTGTGAACTTCATCAATAATAATTAATCGATTATTAAAATACTTTTTTAATCTTTTAATTCCATCAATACTTATTTTAATTTTGAATTCATCCTTTTCGCCTTCTTCTTCTTCATCTTCAATATATTCTTCTTCTACATTGCCTTCTTCTTCTTCTTCTTCTGCTTCTTCTAACTCGTCTTCTTCTAACTCGCCTTCTTCTAACTCGCCTTCTTCTAACTCGCCTTCTTCTAACTCGTCTTCTTCTAACTCGTCTTCTTCTAACTCGCCTTCTTCTAACTCGCCTTCTTCTAACTCGCCTTCTTCTAACTCGCCTTCTTCTGCTTGGTGTTTTTTCTTTTTCCCGCGTGTTTTTTTATTTATTTTTAATTTCTCTCCATTCAGCAACATTCTTATAATAGATGAAAATTTCTGATAACCAAAAAATGAATATGACTTTTTTATTATTTTATCAATTTGTTTTTTAATCTTATTTTTGAGTTTTTCTTCATCTTCAACATTTCCAGATTCATAATCAGATTCAGTAAACAAATCTAAATTTATTTCTTTCAAAAACTTATTACTCGTGCAACCACTAATCGTCCATTTGCCCGATTCATTTCGATGAAGTTTGCTAACATCAAACAGTTCCTTCTTAAAATTATTTTTTACATTTATATTTGAAACTAGTATAATTTCCTGCATTATTCCCATCTGTTTCAGATAATCTCTCATACCTTCAGAAACTCCGATTGCAGAACACGTTTTTCCAGAACCAAGTCCGTGATACAATAGTAAGCTGTTATACGGGGTTTGAAATGACATGAAATTTTTTACAAAATATTGATGAGGTTGTAGTTCATATGGCGCATTACACAATTTGTCAGCGCGTTCGATCAATTCTTTATTCTTATAGATTTGTTCCGTATTTCTCGTATCATAAAATTCCTTTTTTTCTGAAATTTTTAAATTGAAATTTTTATCATTTAAATCCGGATAAAGAAAATCATTTTGATTTTTAGGTTCTAATGGTTGCTGTCCTAATAATGGTTGCTCTTGTTCTATAGCAATTTCTAAATTACCTTTTTTTGAATTAATCTTTATTTGTTTTTTTTTCTTTAATGTAGATTCTTGTTGTTCTAGTGGTTGCTCTTTTTCTAAAACCAGTTCTAAGTTACCCTTTTTTGGTTTAATTTTTATTATTTTTTTTTTATTTTTTGCGCATCTATTTTTTTCGGTTTTATAACATTCAGGATCATCTTTAGATGCCGATACATCAGGGTTTAATACACAGCGTTCAGTTTCTTCTTTATATTTGCAATGCAATTCCGGTTTTTCCGGTTGTTGTTCTGGTTGTTGTGGTTCCATTTTTGATTTTTACACTTCTTAGAATATGTGTAATAATAAATATATGTAAGAAATTTATAATTTATAATATATTTTATAATAATTGCTATAAAATGCTATAATATATAAATAAAATAATATATTATACATATTATACAATAAATTAATAATATTATATAGTATAAAAAATGTTTAAATTATTTTTATACTAAATGTTACAAATAAAAAATTTATGAAGAGTATTATTAATACTGGTTATTATATTTTTTTTTTCAATGTTATATGAACGTATTGTATTCATGCATTCGTCATACGATAACCATTTCATATTTTTAACTTCTGATTTTTGGTAATTATTTTTCTGTGTTGCATTATTATCCATGTATGACAAATAGTATTTGTTTTTATATGATTTTACATTTGACCCAATAAATATTTCCTCGTATGGGATGGCATTTAATATCAGCTTCAAACACTGCTTATCATAACCCGTTTCTTCTGAAAATTCTCTGAATGCGCATTCTAAATCTTTTTCTTGATGATTTCTGCGCCCTTTCGGGAAACCCCATTCTGCCACTTCCCATCGTGTCGTTGATGATTGAATAAGAGATTCCAAACTATATTTCATACCACCCCATTCAATTCCAGTTTTCAGTTGTAAATATTTATTTTTTGATATTTGCTCTTCTCCTCTGTACTGTATCCCAGAATACTCGCCCCACAATGATGACCACAACTCGTCAAATGATTTCGTTAAAATATTTTGTTTTTCATGAATGGTCATTTCATCTATTATATTTTTCAAATACTGATAATTGTGCATCGAATATTTTCCGCGCATGAATTCAACGTAGCCGAAACTATCAACGCGCTGAATCATTAAATATTCAAATTTATTTTTACTATCCGTTGCAGCTGAATCAATTATATTCGAATCAATTATATTCGAATCAATTATATTCGAATCAATTATATTCGTATCGTTGAATTCTTTACCATTTATTATCTTTTTTCTAAATGCAATAATTCCCAAACTTGTAATAGGAACAATGCAATTTGAAAATAAATGACCAAATTTACCACAATTATTACAATATTGACTAACATTTACATTTTTATTATCGCTCAGTTTATTTCTGCCAGTACTATAGCTATAACTGTTATAACTATAATCATCATTCCAGTCATGGGTTCTATACATTTTTTAGAATTTATTATTTACGTTTTTCTTTCAGTTATATGTAAAAGATATAATCTTTTTATATTGTTTGAATACATTAAAACAATATAGGATGAATTATAGTTCCTCCAAGACGGGAATAACAACGGGAATAACAACGGGAATAACAACGGGAATAACAACGGGAATAACAACCGGTTTAAAACATTCAATGAATTCAGAAAATCCCAAAGCGGTCATGGATCCGAAAGTATGGGGCCCCCATTATTGGTTTGTCCTATTTACAATGGCAACATCTTATCCCAAAAATCCAAATGATGTAACAAGAAAAAAATACTACGAATTTATTCAAAATTTGCCACTATTTATACCATGTAGCGAATATGGAAACAGTTTTAGTAAATTATTAGATACTTTTCCCGTTACTCCATATCTCGACAGTCGAGATTCTTTTATAAAGTGGGTGCATTTTATACACAATCGGGTAAACTTTCTATTAGGAAAAGAAGAAATCTCATTGCACGAAGCACTTGATAAATATTATGATAACTATAAATCAACCAATACAAAAATAAAAGAAAAATTTAAACATTGGCAAAAAATTGTTTTTATAATTATAATATTAGCATTTTTATCAATTATTAAATATAATAATAAATTTGAATAAATAAATTTGAATAAATAAATTTGAATAAATAAATTTGAATTCCCTTATTTTCTATGTATTATATAGTGTAATAAATTGTTTATGTTTTCAAGAAAAAAAATGAAATCGAGGAAACGTGTAATGAAAGGGGTAATGAAAGGGGCAATGAAAGGGGGAATTCCAATTTATCCAGGAGGTTTTAGTTGTGTATTTAAACCACAATTAAGATGTAAAAATAAAACAATGAAAATATCAAAAAAAGAAGGAATATCAAAATTATTGTTTAAAAAATACGCAGAAATTGAAATGGAAAATATTCAACGATTTTATAACGCTACTAAAAAAATACCAAGATCGCATAAATATTTTCTTTTTACAAGGTCAAAAATGTGTTCCCCGGCAAAAATACCCAAACGCGATTTGCGCGGATTTGATGAAATGTGCACAAATTTTACAAGTCACGACGTAAGCGAAACCAATATCAACTCGAAATCCAATATAAATAATTTAAAATTAATAAATATGCCGGATGCCGGATTAGCCGTGAATGAGTGGCTCTTCAAAACAAGGTTAACAAGTGCGCGCATAATCATTTTCAATAAATTAATCGCAAAACTTATTATTAATGCCATCGTACCAATGAATCAACAAGGGGTTATTCACAATGACATGAAGGAGGATAACATTTTGATTAAAGACACGGAGAGTGCAAAAAACTCAATGCCTTTGCCATCTATAATCGACTGGGGAATATCCGGCATATCCACGCGCCACCACGAAATACCAGAAATAATAATGAATCGTTATATTTCAATATCAAACCCATTTAGCAGCATTATATTTTCAAGCGATTTTAGTAAAAGTTATAGTGAATTTTTAAGATCGCACGATTTGAAAGATCCGCTATTTCGCGTTGAATTAAATGGATTTTCTGTATCACAGTATTTGAAATTTAAAGAACACGGACATTATTTGTACATTCAAAAATTTTTTAATAACGCGTTTGCATTATTCCCGGAATTATTTACATCTATTGATCCAGCACTTAATAGCCCCGACCAAATATACAATGCACTGGTATCCAATTATATTTCGGATGTGCTTATCTGGTTTACAGAGATTGACGAGAGGGATGGGGTTGCAAGGTTTCAATATGTAAAATATTTTACAAAAGTTTACATTTTTAACTGTGACGTTTGGGGAACCATGTTTTGTTACAGCATATTTTTTTCTTTTCAAGATGAGTACAGGTATAAAGAACACATAAATATCGAACCATCGAAATATGCATCCTTTTTACGTTCGGTATTGTCCATATATATGAATCAAATCATGATAGATGGACACAAGAGAATAAATATTTCTAAACTAGTAAAATCAATTGCAAACACGACAAAAGAAACCCAATAGATAGGAGGATCATGACTATTTGTAAAAAATATTTATAACTCAAAACTTGATGCTGTTACAATAGGCCTATTGAAAAGGTTTCTAAATCCATATTGTTTTAATGCATCTAACGTTGGTTGATATTCCTCTGGATCATTCCAGAATTTTTTTTTATTTCTTGTCAAAACATAAACTCCAAAATTATTGGCAACAACGAGGGGAAAATTGAATACGTTTACTATGAGTGGTGCAGAAACGATGACCGTATTGAAACTTGGAGTGGCGTAGATGAGCCAATAATCTCCTTCAATATCAAATAAATTAGTGAATTTGACAGTTCGACACATTGGAACGTCTTCATCTCTGGCTCTGCTTGTACCTGTTGCACTAACTTTGTTAAGTTCAGTATTATATGCTTCATTTTTTACTCCCACTAAACCATGTTTTTTTAATGTATAAATGGCTCGAACAGAACTAAAGTTTGGACCTCCTGAACCGAATAGACCCGTTGAGGGGGAACACAACACTTGATTCCATTTTCCAGCAAATTTTTCAGTGTTGAATCTTTTATTTAATTTTTTAAATTCTTTTGTTCCGACAAATTCTTTGAACCTTTTGACAACAGCTTCATCATACTTTTCACGGGTTTTAATTGCAGACATTTTATTTTACGCACGTTATATATTTAGTTTATAAAATAATATTTACAAAATAAATAATCGACAATTTTATTTATATTATAAATTGTGTTAAATAAATTGTGTTAAATAAATTGTGTTAAATTGTGTGTATTTCTAAATTATCTAAAATATCATTTAATAGTTTGTTAATGATTGAATGGGATGCATTTTTATCTAAACTATGATCTAAATTCATTGTAACCGTTGACTTTGTATCAGTATCAGTATTAGAAACAAGAGCAGAAATAGTAGTAGTAGTAGTAGCAGTAGCATCATTTTTTATTTTTGGTCTTCGCATTCTTATAACAACAAATCCATCTTCGTCTACGTCTGCGTCATTATTTTTGGCAGCAGCAGCACTGTTATTGTTATTAACAATTTCTTCTAATAATATTTTTTTATTTATTACTTTACTGTGCAAATATCCTTTTATATTATCAGAACATGATGCGGTATAAGTTAATACGTCATGTACAACATTAACAACATGATAAGCGCCTGATATAATGTAATATTCGGTGTAAAATAAATATGGATTTTTTCGATTTGACATTTGTTACATTATATATACATTTATTTTTATTATTATTTTTTTATAATAAATAATAATATCTTGTTTATTTATTATACTTTTATATTTAAATGAAAAATGCAAATAATAAAAATGAAATAAATATATTTTTTGATCGAATCGAAAACTTCGTTATCAATATAATTGATAATTCATTTATTGAAAAATTACTTAATAAAGTTTTAATATGCGATAACATTCATGAAAATGATAAACAAATGATTCAAATATTAATCGAAAATGATAAACATTTAAATTTTAAACATATAAGGTATAAGTTTTTGACTATGTTTTTTGTGGAATTAGCATATACAATAGATAATGTCCAAGATAAAGTGATGTTAAAGATACTATCGACTTTTTCTATTAATTATATTAGACCAATACTTTCAAAAAAATGTAGAATGTATGAAAAAAAATCAATGATAGCGTTAGAAAAAACTATATTGACAAAAATCAATAAAAAAATAAAAAATGTTATAAAAAAAGATTTCGAAGAAAGTATCTATAATAATGATAACTTTATCAAAAATGTATACTTAGACAGCTTTAATGATACTTTTACTGTTTATGCATATTATACACGTGTATTAACTGAATCAATGATCGTACTTTCTAATATATTAATACTTATTTTTTTTTATCCATTATTATTTAAACTAAGATTTGGTTTATTACAAAACCTTTTTAACATTGGGCTTGCTAGTATATATAACATATTTGTAATTAGTATTTTTAATAAAGCTAAAAAAAGTAATATTAATAATAATACTCAAGAAAATGAATTAAAAAATATAATATATTCTTTTTTTCAAAATATAAATATTATAGTTGAAAGTAATACGTTAGAATTTGAATTAAATAAAGTATTAAAACATGTTGAAAGTATAATGTACGGTAATAATAATAATGGCTTTTTAAATAAATATCTTGATATAAAAAATGATCCCTATTATTTAAAACAAATAGAAAGATATAAGCTAATAGATACAGGAGTATCAATTTTGATAAATGATACGTATATATTATTTTTTGTAGAAAATATGAAATATAAACTTTTTCAGTTTGTAGAAAAAAGAATGGAGTTTTATAATAAAATAACCAGTACGCGCGATCTTATTGATATATTAAATTCAAAATCTTATCATGTTGCAAAAACAATTGCATGGAATGATAACCATGATATGCTGCATCCAAATTTATTTGTTTTAGAAGATGTTACATTACAGTATGTAAGCAAAGATGGAATTAAAGATATAGTATTAGAAAATATAAATTTAGATTTTGAAAATGGTTCATCACATTTTTTGTATGGTAATTCCGGAAGTGGAAAATCAAGTTTTTTGAATGCACTTATGAAAAGAATAAAAATTGCAAATGGTATAATAAAATTTCTGAGTATATATGATCAATATACATATTTTAGCATTCGAGAATACTTAACTTACATCACATCAGAAAGCGCTTTATTTTATACAGATTTATATTATAATATTACTTATGGAATCGATGATAAATTTTTAACGAAAAATGAAAAGGAGATTACGGAAGAGATATCAAAATACATGACTCTTTTTGGTTTGGAAAAATTTATATCAACTATGAACACGACGAATGCGCACAATCTAAGCAAAGGACAAACACAAAAAATAGCCATCATTCGTATGTTTATGGGTATAAAATTTAAGGGTCTAAGAATATTATTTTTAGACGAGTTTACAAGCAATATTGATAATAGAATGGAGGAAATTATTTATACAGAGTTAAGAAAACTTCAAAAAATACATAATTTTACGGTAATTTATGTTTCTCATAGTTTATTTAATATGAAATATTCAGATTACAACTATCAAATAAATGTAGAGAATAAACAAATTACTAAACACAAAACAAATATATAATAATAATATAATGATATAATAATATATATAATATAGGGATTATTTTGATTATTTTATATCATTTCCATAATTTTTATCGCATTATATTATAAATAAATTATATTATGTCATTAAATTCCAAATTTACAGAAGGTTTACCAATCGATTATAAATGTCAAATTTGTGGTAAAGATTTTGATAATAATGTAAAAGCTCGTGATAATTTGATCATACATTTAAGATTATATGGTAATCAAGAAATGCAGGAAAAGAAAATTCGAAAAGAAATACGCGATATATATCCATTAGAAACCAGGTTACACTATGAACACAATTTAAGACAAATTCGAGGGGAACAAGGCGAACGTGAAGAAAAAGAAGGAAGAGAAGCTTTAGCGCGCATTTTTAGACATAACGAAGATCCCGAAGAATTATTAAATCCGAATTTAGAAGATATTTCATATCCAAGAGATCCAAGAGAAGTTGCTGCTGCTGCTGCTGCCCCAGTGATTGATCCGATAGATGAACAACTTCTTGCCTTTTCTACTTCTGCTCATACACCCGGTTCCCATTTAAAAGATTTTCAATCGCAATCGCTTGGGGGTAGGAAATCAAGGTCTAGGTCTTTGAAAAAAACAAGATCAAGATCTAAAAGCCGCAGCGTCAAGCGGCGCAACCGCCGCACTCAACGTCATCGTCAACGCTGAGATTTTCAGAAGACAACTAACAATAAAATAATAACAATAAAATAATAACAATAAAATAATAACAATAAAATAATAACAATAAAATAATAACAATAAAATAATAACAATAAAATAATAACAATAAAATTATATTACCATACATATATAAATGTCTACTCGTAAAGTATACCTTCGTAAAATTAAAAATTGGTCAAAAACCAATCCAAATACACATGAACGAACCCTTATGCTTAAAAAATGCGGTAAAAACTGTTTTTTAGGAAGCAAAAAAACGTTTCCTATTTGTAAAAAAGGCACTTGCACCATTAGTCCTGGTGGTGTTCAAGCTGCTTATATTCGTGCTCGTGAAATGACACGCCGCGCTCGTGAAACTACGATAAAAAAACATGCTGCATCTTATTATTACAATGTTGCAAAAAAAGCGAAGAAACTTCTTCGAAAAACCATGAAAACCGCCACCACTTAAATTTATTATTTCATATTTGTAAATCTAGATGACATATTTTTTCAGATTGGTGTGAAAACGGCATAAATGTTCCATCAGGATTAACTTGTATTTTCATTTGATCTCTTCCATTTGAAATACTGTCTTTTTTCGCATTTCGTTTTTTTGGAGCTCTGTGTTCATACCCTGTAACCTTTTCTGTTTCAATAATTTTCCACAGCTCTTCCATTTTAACAACCGCGTTTTTAAACCATTCCTTATCTCTCAAAACAAGGACACAGCTGTAAACGTCAAGGCGCCAATAAATATTTTTGATCCAAGTTAATGCATCATACATATTCATCGTGCTTTCGAACCACTCATTAAATCGCGCTTTGCTGGTTATTTCAAGCGGAACATACTGATAAAATGGTTTTTCATTTTTGATAAAATAAACGATGACTCCGCGTCTTTTCCCACCCAAGTTATAATTCCAATTTGAAACATCGTTTTCATCATTGGAGTCCGCATAAAATGCGTCTTCGTCTTCATATTCAACAAATTTCGTTTCTAAAAAATCGCATTCTGATAATCGGCACACTTCCATTTGAACTTGCATTTGAATCCAGTACTCCTCTTTTGGAACGCCGGTAATCACTCTAGACACCACATTTTTTATTTCAAGCATGCGGCCGTATAAAAGAGACAGCGGACACACGTTGATTCCGTCTGGCGATGCTCCGATGAAATAATATGCGGGATTCGGATGTTTTATGCATCCAAATTCTTGGACTCGAGTATTGTTTACTACTTCATAAATATCTTTTGACAACTTTTCATATTTTTGCCCCCAATGCAGCGAAGATTCCGTATTTATTCTGTTATATTTTTCTATATCGATCGGACTGCATTTTTCATAAATCAACTGATTTTGCGTTGACTGACTTCCAAATACTTTCCAAACCGAACTTGCCGTAATTAACCCGTGTCGGTGTTGATACCATTCGTCCGTTTTTTGTTCTGGCTGATAAACCGATTCTAAAAATTCTATTTTTCTCCTCATTTTTTCGATATTTAGAACATTTATTATAGATGACGACGACGAATCATTTAACGAACACTGCGGGTGTATAATATTAAAATAATCGGAAATTGCGACATTTACGATTTCTTTCAGTTGAACCATAAATTGCTCTTGCCCCTCTTCTTCTTTTTGATCGCCTTCGTCTTCATATTCATACTCGTCTTCATATTTGTGCCCCGATGTTACAAAGTAATAAATGAAAGGGAAAACATGATTGTATAGTTCGGATTCGATGTTGGCATTATCAATGTTACTATTATAAAGGAGGGGATTCGACAGTAACAATTCATCGACTAGAAACATTGTTTCTTCATATAATAATCCCAAATCGTCATTTGATAACTCGTAATAAATCGTATCAGAATGTTCGGAAATATTCGAATTATCGTCATTTATATCGTCATTTGTATCGTCATTTGTATCGTCATTTGTATCGTCATTTGTATTGTCATTGGAACCAAAATTGTCATTCCAATTTAAATATTTTAGAATATTATTCATGTCTGTCATAGTTAATTGCGTTTGTACCGCAACCGATGATGTCATTATTGTATTTTGTTCTGTTATTTTTTTCATATGTGTGTATGTGTGATACTGTAATAAAAGTTTCAAGTGTATATTATATAATCGTTTCCTTTTAGATATTTTATTTAATCAATTTTTATTTATTTATTTGGATTGATTATATAAAAATTGATTTGTAGTATATATTATATAAAGATACAAGCAACCAATAATAAAGCAAAGCAATGGGTTCTTCCGTTTCATATCATAATAAGTCAACGTGCACCATCGTGAGTATAGAGGGCAATATTGGTTCAGGTAAAACGACAGGCAAAGAGAAATTGAAAAAATATATTTGTTCGAATAAAAATAAAGATTCTACAATTTTTGTAGATGAACCTACAAGCGAATGGGAAAGTATCAAAGACGAAAATGGGGTTCCGATTCTAGTAAATTTATATGGCGATATCAAACGCTACGCTTTCAGATTTCAAATGATGGCATACATTACCCGACTCAAAAAAATCAAAGAAGCGTTGGCAAATCCAAATGTGAAAATTGTTATTACCGAGCGCTGTCTTTTAACGGATGCGCACGTGTTTGCAAAAATGCTTTATGACTCGAAACACATTGAATATGATGAATACGCGATTTATACCAGATGGTTTGACGAATTTTCCAAAGATGTTGAACCTTCGTGCATCGTTTATTTCAAAGCATCAACGAATATTTGCATGAATCGAATAAAAAAACGGAGTCGTGCCGGAGAACAAGATATGCAGTATGAATATTTGGATAAATGCAACACGTATCACGATAACTGGCTAATTTCAGACCCACAAAATGCAATACCGACTCTTATTTTAAATGCAAATCAAGAAAATAATGATTACAGCAGGCAAATTTATGAATACATTTGTGAAATTCGATCTTCAAAAGTGATTGGAGTGTTGCACAATTTGAAAACTTATATAAATAGCTGCAATGCTGTAAATGGTTACTCAACAGCCGTTTAATTCTAATAAATTCTAATATAATCCATAAAATAAAATATAATTTTTACATTCCAATATATAGAATGTCGAGTATTTTTCTTGGTTTATATTTTAATATATCCAATTCTTTTGACGTTGTTGGAAATAATTCATTACCATAAACGTCTTGAAGAAGCAGCCACTCAAACATTCCTCCTGTATAAATAAATACATTTTTTATTCCGAGTTTGACAAGTTGCTCGTATTTCGAATAAACGCTATCGTCATTCGAATTTAATCCATAAATAATAATTGTTATATTATTTGAATATTTATCTTTCAGAATGCTATTTATAACATCCTCTTCATGTTGAATTGGAATTGTATTTTGAATTAAACACGTTTGACAATTTTTATCAAGTGTATTTATTATCGCATATTTTTTAGCATTACCATTAGTATTATTTGTACTATTTGTACTATTCGTATTGCTGAAAGATTGCTTAGATGCATTCTGAACATCTTCATAATTTATTTTAGTTTTCGAATTATTGGACCCCATGTTTTTATTTTTATTTTTACTGTTAATTTATTGGAATTAATACGTAATAACAATAACTGTTTATATTTTTTTACCTGTCTATTATTTTACAATTTTTAAATCAACTATATGTAAAAATTGACATTTGTATTACTAATAATACAAACTATAAACTCTGACAATAAATGAATAATTTCTCTATAAACACCAATGCTAATCATACAGGCAATTATCCACCAACCAACGATTCAATAACTCCGTATAATGAAAGAGTCGTAATTGTTTTAGCTTATTTTGGAATTTCATTGCTAATTGGCATTCCGGTTTTAATGTGTCTGCTATGTATTTACAGAATGCGAGGTTCTGCTCCGTGCAATGTTAGAGAAGCATGCTGTAACTGCTGCTAATAAAAATGGAGTTTATACAGTTTTTAATAACAGTTTTTTTTGTTTATATTATTAATATTAATAATAATATAAAAAATTGCAACATAATTAAAATATAATTAAATGACATCAAAAATGCCAGGTTCGCCAAAATCGTCTTCAGTGATGCAAGTGATGCAAGCCATTGCTGTATTTAATGACAAGAAGATAAAAGGAACGGTGCGTTTTACGGAAGATAAATCAAAATTACGTGTGCGCATTGATGTATCGTTGACGGGTCTAAAGTCGTCAGGATTGCACGGGTTTCATGTTCACGAGTATGGAGACATGAGCGATTCTTGCGACAGCATGTGTGCTCATTTTAATCCTTATAATAAAACACATGGATGTCCGGGAATGAAAAATAGACATGTGGGCGATCTTGGAAATCTGAAGACAAACGCAAAAGGAGAAGCAAAGTATACTTTTTATGATGACCATATTCGATTATTTGGAATAAAGGCAAATATTATAGGCCGCGGATTAATTATTCATGCTGACGAGGATGATTGTGGACAAGGTGGACAACCCGACAGTTTAATTACGGGGCATGCGGGAAAAAGAATCGCGTGTGCTGTGATTGGATACGCATCCCCGTTAAAGCATTAAAATTAATCGACTTCTTCGATATTGGGACCAGAACTTGCTTGCTGTTGTTGTTGTTTTTCTTGTTGTTGCCCTTGCTGCTGCTGTGAACCACCATACAATTTGGAAACAATCGGCGAAACAATATTTTCCAATTTCTTTTGCTCCGCTTCATATTGTTCTGTATCCACATCTGTTCCCGACATTTCAAGCCACTCGAGCGCAGTTTTGCACGCGTCTTCAATCGTCGCTCTGTCGCCATCCGACAATTTGTCTTTGACTCCGGGATCAGATGTAGAACTCTTTACGGAATACACATAATTTTCAAACCCGTTTCTAGCATCAATTTTTTTCTTGTGTTTCGCATCTTCCTCTTTGAACCGCTCCGCCTCATTCACCATGCGCTCAATGTCGTCTTTTGACAAACGACCCTTGTCATTTGTAATTGTGATCTTGTTTGATTTTCCACCCGCCTTGTCCACCGCATTCACATTTAAAACGCCGTTTGCATCCATATCAAACGTAACCTCGATTTGCGGAGTCCCGCGCGGCGCTGGCGGAATGCCGTCCAGTTGAAATTTGCCCAGAATATTATTGTCTTTTGTTAGCTGGCGCTCGCCCTCAAATACTTGAATGAGTACACCCGGCTGATTGTCGGCGTACGTTGAAAACGTTTGACTCTTCTTGCAGGGAATCGTGGAATTTCGCTCAATCAATTTTGTCATCACACCACCGGCGGTTTCAATACCCAGTGACAGGGGCGCAACATCCAGCAACAAAATATCCTGCGTAATTTTCGACTGGCTGCCCGTCAAGATGGCCGCCTGCACTGCAGCTCCGTATGCCACCGCTTCGTCCGGATTAATGGAACGATTTAGCTCTTTGCCATTAAAATACTCCGTAAGCAAACTGCACACCTTTGGAATGCGCGTTGAACCACCAACCAGCACAATTTCGTTAATGCTGCTTTTCGACATTTTGGAATCTCTCAGCACTCGATCCACTGGATCAATCGTGGAACGAAACAAATCCATACACAACTCTTCGAATTTTGCGCGTGTAATTTTCGTCATAAAATCGGTCCCGTCAAACAGCGAATCGACCTCGATTGTGGTTTCGGTGGATGCAGAAAGAGTGCGTTTGGCGCGCTCGCATGCCGTTCTCAATCTTCTTAGCGCGCGATTATTACCGGTTGGATCCTTTTTCGTTTTACGCTTAAATTCTTGCACGCACCAATTGACAAGACGATTATCAAAATCTTCCCCTCCCAAATGCGTGTCTCCTGCAGTCGCCTTTACTTCAAAAATGCCGTCGTCAATTGTTAAAAGTGATACATCAAACGTGCCACCTCCCAAATCAAAAATCAAAATGTTGCTCTCCCCCATTCCTTTTTTATCGAGCCCATACGCGATTGCGGCGGCAGTTGGCTCGTTAATAATGCGCAGCACGTTTAGACCTGCAATTGAACCTGCATCTTTCGTTGCCTGACGCTGTCCATCATTAAAATATGCCGGAACTGTGATAACTGCATCTGTCACAGTTGAACCCAAATAACTTTCCGCGATTTCCTTCATTTTTACAAGAACCATCGCGGAAATCTCTTCTGGCGAAAACGTTTTTTGTTCTCCCTTGAAATCCACTTGAATGTGAGGTTTTCCGCCATCCTTTCCGACAACTTTAAATGACCAATGCTTCATGTCGCCTTGAATGCTTGCATCATCAATCTTCCTGCCAATAAGACGTTTGGCGTCAAATACCGTATTTTCAGGATTCATAGAAACCTGATTTTTTGCAGCATCGCCAATGAGACGCTCGCTTTCCGTGAATGCAACATATGAAGGCGTGGTTCTATTTCCCTGATCATTTGCAATAATTTCAACCCGCTCGTTCTGCCAAACACCAACGCACGAATACGTGGTTCCCAAATCAATTCCGATTGCTTTTGACATGTCTTTCCTTATTTATTTAGTTGTATCTCTTGATATCTTTTTCTTTATCGTATTTGATTATACGATTATCTCTCTAAATTATTTTTAATAAATACTTTAACCCAAAAATATTGACCCCAAAAATTATAAAATATATTAAAACAATTTAAACCAAAAATTTATATATTATAAAGAATTGTAAATATATAAATATTAATGCAAAACGATAGTGATAATGATGCTATTAATGATGACACTAATGCAAGTAATGATGCAGTTGTAAATAATATTATTATTGAAAAAAAAAAGAGGGGAAGAAAAAAGAAAATAGATTCTAATACTATGGTGTCTCTAGATTCTGAAATTAAAGTTGTAAAAGCTGAAAAAGTTTCAAAAGTAAAAGCTGAAAAGGTTGCAAAAGTAAAAACTGAAAAAGTTGCAAAAGTAAAAGCTGAAAAAGTTGCAAAAGTAAAAGCTGAAAAAGTTGCAAAAGTAAAAGCTGAAAAAGTTGCAAAAGTAAAAGCCGATAAGATTGCACAAAATGCCGATAAATTTGCACAAAAGGCCGACAAGATTATAAAAATAAAAACTGATAACCCTGAAAATTATATAATTGATACTACAAGTCAAGATTGTCAAGATGAAGCTGATTCATGTGAACCTGTAGTTGTTCATAAAAAAAGAGGACGAAAACCTAGAGGTGGAAAAATAATCCAAGAAAATCATACTAATAATATTAATGTGCCAGAAGTTCCAAATATTATACTTCACTTAAAATGTGTTTTGTCGGATTTAAAAACTTCCAACCAATTAAATTCTAATAAAATAGACAATAACAACAACCATAGCAACACTAATGACAATAATAATCTTAATAAGAGTGTAAATAATAAACAGAATAAACACAGTACAGATGACGATGAAATATTATGTTATAATGACCAAACCACCGCATTTGGATGCGAAGTTTTAAATTATAATAACGACTCCACAGATTCGAGTGATTCTAATTCAAATTCGCCAAAATGTTCAATTCCGATCATTCCCACCATTATACTCGATGATGGTAACAAACATGCATGTGCCAACAACGAATGTCAAAGTGTCGCATCTTGTACAAGTGTATCAAATATACAATATGATCCCACGGTATATACTTTACATAAAACCGCACCTCTTCACGCATCTACAAATTATACGAATAATAATTCGGACAGTTTTTCAGATGCAGATAACATAAATATGAAAGATATATGGAAAAAAATATCACAATTGAAATTAAATTTTCATAAAAGCGAAACGTTCCATGCACTGGGTGGAGTAGGAGGATCAGGAATGCATCGTTCTGCTTGTTTTTGGTGCACGTGCGATTTTGACACTCCACCCATTTATATACCCAAAACAATAATAAAAGACAATTATAATGTTTACGGTTGTTTTTGTCATCCTGAATGTGCTGCTGCTTTTTTAATGAGTGAAAATATTGATACTTCGGTTAAATTTGAACGGTACTATTTATTAAATTCTTTATACGGACCGGTATACAAATATAATAAAAGTATAAAACCGGCTCCAAGCCCTTACTATTTATTAAATAAGTTCTATGGTAACTTAACCATTGGCGAATATCGTAAACTGTTTCAATGCGAACAACTTGTTTATATTGTGAATAAACCTCTTACTCACATTTTACCAGAATTATATGAGGACAATAATGATTTTTTGGTTGGAAATAAAATTATTCAAAATAACAATATTCAATTAAAGAATAGGGTAAATAAAAATGCAAAAACAAATATTATTAACGAAGCATTTGGTATGAAATAAACCACAAGTTAAATAAATTTAATTATAATTAAATAAATTTATTTATTTTTTATTTGTTTTCATTTTTTTTGTAGTTATAATTGGCGTAAATTAAATCAATCGATCTTTTCTTTACATATTTTTTTATTGATTGATTCGCTCGTTTCTATTTCGTTGATATTTTTGTTTTTATCGTTTTTATTTTTATCGTTTTTATTTTTAACATATTCTTTTATTTTTTCTATTTTAGTTTTCCTATCTTGTTGTATCTGATAATTTCGAGATCCTTTATCCATAATATCTCGTATTACACTATATATTTTTTGATTTTTTGTTTTTTTTGCATTCTCATCTTCTTTTGGAGAAATGCCTAAATAATCACCAACCACCTTCATAACATCATTATTGTATAATTTTAATTTTTCAGAAGCTTCATTTTCATCATAATTGGTTTGAGTCATTATAAAATGTATTTGTTGCTTGTGTCGCATTTCCATTTTTTCTTTTAGAATGCCGGATCGTTGCTGTTGTTCTTGTTTATATTGTTGTTCTTGTTTATATTGTTTATCTTGTTTCTCGATACTTTCGGTTTCATTTTTTTCTTCGCTCATTTTTATAAGTTATAACAGGGTTATAATAGGTTATATATTATATATTTAAATATTTTTTAAATCATATTAAACAAACATTTATATTACATGTATCTGAAATACAGCCATAAATACTAAAATATGAATAACGAAGGACAAGGACAAGTTCAAAATAAAAAATGTATAAATGTTCATGGGGTTGACTTTGACATATCTTCCATTTTAAACGATGTTACAACATCAATTCAAATTAATATACAAAATTCATTTAATGATGTATTAAAGGATCATAATTTGTATAAATCTACTCATGATGCAATCCTCCAAATACCATTTGTTAGAGAAATGTATATAAAAAATCAAGAACTTGCATCACAAATTGAAATATTAGAACAGCAAGAACAAACAATAAAATTAAACATTCATGAAATTTTAGAAACAGATCCATGTTGTCAATCGCCGCAACACATTGATGTTTTAAAGTCAAATAAAATGAATAAAAAAATTGAATCTGATCAAGAAGAAGCAGTAAGCGAAGCGGAATCAGAAGAAGAAGAAGAAGAAGCGGAATCAGAAGAAGAAGCGGAATCAGAAGAAGAAGAAGAAGAAGCGGAATCAGAAGAAGAAGAAGAAGAAGCGGAATCAGAAGAAGAAGAAGAAGAAGAAGAAGAAGAAGAAGAAGAAGAAGCGGAATCAGAAGAAGAAGAAGAAGCGGAATCAGAAGAAGAAGAAGAAGCGGAATCAGAAGAAGAAGAAAAAGCGGAATCAGAAGAAGAAGCTGAAGAAGAAGCTGAAGAAGAAGCTGAAGAAGAAGAAGAAGAAGCTGAAGAAGAAGAACAACAAGAAGAAGAAAAAGAAGAAGAAAAAGAAGAAGAAGAACAAGAAGAAGAAGTGTACGAGATTGTTATAAAAAATGTAACATATTATACTACAAACGAAGAGAGTGGTGATATTTATTCGTGTGTAGATGGTGATGTCGGCGAGATTGTTGGTCAATTCAAAAACAAGAAACCTGTTTTTATGAAACGTAAATAAATAAATAATAAAATACAAATAATATATAATAAAATAATAAAAATTTATACTATTTTTTATTATTTTATAGTTATATATATTATATCAATAATTTAATTAATTAATTAACTAAAGGAGTAACATGATTCTCGAATATATTTGTCCGCCCGCAATTTTATATTTAGCTTTTTCAATTACTCAAATCGTAATCGATGTTTTTAGAGGAGATACAACTACTGCATTTTTAAAATTCATTGTAATGATTATTTTTACATTGGCATTAAACCTGTTGTGTTCTGCAGGATTGGGAATTATTTCATGGTTTATTGTTTTTATCCCATTTATTTTAATGACATATATCACAACCGTTCTTGCATTTGTTTTTGGAATACCCAAAAAAGATGATTTGCGACCTAAACGACCGGAACGTAAATCTCACGAAGACCATGAACGTGAGCGAAATCATCATATTGTCGGCGGCTGCGCCGGAACGCGTTATGGATGCTGTTATGACAGTAAAATCGCAAAAGCAGATTATCACGGTTCAAATTGTCCGCACAGGCGCCCTGAACCTAAACCTCATCCTGAACCTAAACCTAAACCGCATAAAGACATAATTGGTGGTTGTAAAGGAAGTGAATTTGGTTGCTGTCCCGATGGAAAAACGTTAAAGAAATATGCCGATGACAAATGTAACGGTGAAGTTGGTCCAGTAATATAAAATTACAAAATTACATTTATCAATTCATCATTTTTTTTGTAAATTAGAAAAATGATTTTTGAATTAAATTTTAATATATATTTAGAAAAACATTTAAAAATATATACAATGTATATATAAATACAATTTTCTATTCTGTAATAAAGTAATAATAAAAATGAATCATAATGTCTTTTGCGAAAATATAAAAAAAAGGTACTATGCTAATTGTCCCGACCTTGTTATAAAAGATATAGCATATATAGAAATGAAGTTTATTGCGTTATTTATAGGTGCAGTCGGAGTATTATATTTAAAAAATAACAATAATATGCTTTCCGAATTGATATTTCAAGTGAGTTATAAATCATTTTTAGCAGCAACAAAAATTTCAAATGCATATAAACGAGTAAAAAATTATTTTGTTTCTTCAGAAAAAAAGGATAATAATAAAATTAAATGTATTTACGATGAAGTTAAAGTTATAAAAAATGGGGTTAGACAAGCGTCGTTTGAAACAATGGAAACATTTAAAGATTCATCTTATTTAGGAAATCCAAATAATTATTATGATGTTCATGAAATTGTCGAATCAGAAACGCCCCATTGTTCTCCTGACGTTGATGTGGATACGTCTTCTTCGTCTTCATCTGCATCTTCAGTGTCATCATCGTCTTCAGAGTCATCGTCATATTCGGAAGCTCACCGCGACGACCCTTTATTTATAATGGAAAAGAATGATGACTCAGATGATGCACTCGAGTTCAAATCATACGATTTTATATTGCATACGAATTATGATTATTCCGAATCCAATCAATCGCAAAATAAAAATTATACAAGAATATATAGAACTTTCACAGCAAATGATTACGCATTGAAAGAACCCATCTATGAAATTTCAAACGCGGAAATGATTATCTGCACTTTGGAAATTGATAATAACGGTAAACTTTATGAAATCGATTTGTCATATCCGTATAATGTAAACGTTGTTGGCAATGTCATTCTAGATGAAAAATTTGTTTATTGGTACATGCTTAAAAAATATGATTACGTGATTGAATGCTCTGAAAATTATAAGATTACATGCATCACGAAGGATGTCAATACATTTCAACTCGATCGTTCGTATGGACTACGTGTGCATTTGAATAAGTATACACTTGAAAAAATGGTTTAATGCATTAAATAATAATACTGGAAACTTACACCCATTATTATTATTATTATTATTATTTTAAAAAATCAATATAAATATATTAATGTATTAAAAATATGAATGATGGCAAAAACGATGGTAAATACAAATACGAATAATACGGTTGACAATAAACCAAATGACGATGATTCTTCTTCTTCGGGTGATTTGCATGAACTGTCGGATGCATGGATACTTTGGGCTCATTTACCGCACGATACCGACTGGAGTATAAAGAGTTATATTAAATTGTACACATTTGACACTGTAGAACAAGCAATTACCATTACGGAAATGCTACCCCACATTCTAGTTACAAATTGTATGTTGTTTTTAATGCGAAAAGGAATTAGTCCAATATGGGAAGACGAAAGAAATCGCAACGGCGGTTGTTTCTCTTATAAGATTGTAAATAAAGATGTGCCTGAAACATGGAAAGAGTTGACTTATTCGCTAGTGGGAGAGACCATGTCGGATGATAAAAAGCTGCTCCCGCATATCAATGGAATCACGATTTCTCCGAAGAAAAATTTCTGTATTATAAAGGTGTGGCTCGCAAATTGTTTATTTAATGACGCCGCAGTCATTCGCGAACTGCACGGAATTACTTCACACGGTTGTTTGTTTAAACGACATGTGCCGGAGTATTAATGATGATGACACACCAATTCTTGAATATTAATTAATATTTTTAACATTTTATTTTTAACATTTTATAATATAACAATAATCCCCGATTTGTTTCTTGTCTCGAATGTATCTGCTCATTTTTGCAGCACATACATTCTCTGAAATCGCTGCGTCTGCAATGCTATCCCATGTTCCAATAAGCGCATTGGTTTTGATTTCACGTTTTTCTACGACTTTTCCGGTTGTATTTTTGTTCGATTTTTGGATCTGTTCCGTTTGTTTGATATAATCTTCCAATAAGGACAATCCGTAATATCCTTCATTGACTCCATGTTCTGTCCATACGGTTGCTTTCAGCGCATAAGGACACGCATTCAAATATCCTTTGAGTTCTTTCAGTTCGACTTCATCAGGCGCACACTCGCGATGGACGGATTGTTTCCATTTTTTATATTCTCTCAGCAAGACAGAATTCAGAATTTTACCAGTGTCTGAAAACTTGCACATTTGAAACAGAAATGTTTCGACCGGTTGTGCGTCGGAAGATGAGAACTTTTTTTTATATTCTGTTTCTCTCAATTTAATTCCAACATAACAATGCGCATTTTGTTTATTGATCGTCATACGCTTCGGCTGAAATCGTGTATCCATATAACTTTTAAATGCGTGGAATATTTCTTTTTTGGGTTTTGTTTGTCTCCACAGGCGAAATCGTCCTTCCAGTTGAACCGACGATTCATACACGTCCGAACGAACAATACATTCGGCGGAAACAAACTCGTTAAACATTGCCGTGAATTCGGCGCTTGTAGCCGCTGCATCATTCATTGCTTCTTCGTTTATTTCGGGTTCCGGGAAAACCGTGTTGTCATTTTCTTCCTTTCGAAATGAGTCAATCACCGCTTTTTGTTTTTTCACAGTTTCTTGAAGTGCATCGATTTCAATTTTAGCTTTATTATAATTTCCTGTCATTATTTCGAAGTTGGTTGACAAAATATCATTTTGGCTTCGCAACATTTGAATTTCCGTTTCCATTTTTAGAAAATTCTCCATGCACAATTTTCTCGAATCGATAATATCTTGAATGTATTTTTTCAATTTTTCAATCGTCATATTCACTTCATCATATGCAATGATTTCGGTTTTGCATTTGTCATTCACTTTAATCATGCGCAAATGTTTTTGAATTTTTGGGTGCTTCTTCATAAGATTCTCAATCTCGGTCTTGTTCTGCACCCGAAACGCAGATACTAATCTGAAATTTATATACTTTTTGCGGTGGTCCAGCACTCGAAGCGACAAGTCATTTGAAATGCCAAATTTTATCAGCTTTTCTCCTTTTTCATTCGTGTTGTCAATTGTCCCAAAATAAACGCATTCGGTATTCTGCGGAAATTGTGCAATAATCACTTGTTCAACCGCACGGGTTTTTTCTTTTTCTTTGGCGGTTTCAAGAGACACTAGCTCTTCTTGTTTTTTATCGATTTCTTTTTGCATATTGTAAATACCCGTAACTCGAATTTCCTTTATCACATCACAAACCCAATTTTGAAATTTTTGGGCAATCGGTTTCCTAGATCGAAACAGTACTTTATATAATCCTTTTTCGGTTAAAAATGTTATATCTTGCAATCTTCCCGTGCCGTCAGTAGTACTTACAGCACGCTTTTCAGAATCATCGAAATCTGTAATTGACATTCTTATGTTACTTATTTCTAATATTACTCCCACGTCACTCGCTCGAAATAGCGGGTCGTCTATTGTTCCTTTAATAATGATTTCTGTATGCAAATCATTTGCATTAAATGCTTTTACTATATCCATTTTCTTTGGTGTTGTAATACTATAATTTACGACATCTCTTTAAGTTCATTTATTTATAATATTTACATAAATAATGTTTCCGCGTGTATACTAAAGGGACTGCATAGTATGTACTCCCCTTGTTTGCTAACCCGACGGGGTGAACAAACAATTATTTTAAATCATAAATATTTATTTTGCTCCTAAACCTTCAGGAGAAGCTTTGAAAAACATCTTTGGTCCGCTCACATGTGGAGCAAATGTACATGTTACTTGTTTTTACTATCGAACCTTCGCGAGCAAAATCTGCTTTCGCTTTTTAAAATCAAAAGCAATGTAAATATTATGCTACCATTTATTTTTTCGCACGTTGATTTTAGGTCCTGAACCCTTTTTGTTAATGTTTTTCGGGTCATATGACTCCTCTTCATCATCAGAATTTAAATCCTTGCTCATCTCCCAGAATTCTTTACTACCGAGTTTAAACGGCCCGTGCTGTTGCGCCTTGTACCAGAAAATTTGGTCCTGTAGTTTATTCGACTTGGCATTGTTGTTTATCACCAAACACTCGTAGTTTTCAGTACACTGATCCATGACTTGACAGAAGGACTCAAAAGTCGGAAACATGCCCGCGTAATTTTCATAGATTCTTTTTCGATTGCCAATATACGGCTCTCGCAGGATAAATACATAGTCAATATTGGTTCTTAAATTTGGAGGGATACCTAAAGGATATTGCATTGTGATGACCAGCATAATCTTCCAATGACGGCCGTTCATAAAGAGGAGGCGCATCATAGTGTCGCGGGTCCATTTATTATCGAATAAACAATCATCAAGGACGACAAAGGTTCGGGGGTCTATGGTGCTCCGTTTATATGATTCTATTTCTTTTTTCACTTGTTTTAGGACTGCTTTTTGTCGTTTCAGGATATTTTCTATGATGGCGGTGTTGTATGCGTCATGGATGAAGAGTTTCGGCACGTGTTCTCCGAAGAATCCGTTTCCTGCTTCCGTTCCTGAAATGACGGTTCCAATTGGGATGTCCTGATGGTAGTACATGAGATCTTTTACTAAAAAACTTTTACCGGTGTCACGTCGACCGATCAGGACAATCACTGGACCTTTATTTTCATCGGGTCTAAAGCTGATGGATCGCATATCGAATTTTCCTAATTCTAAATTCATTTGTATTAATTTATATTTTTTTCGAGAAAGTAGAGAGAAGCGGGAATAATAGTTAATGTGAATATGAATAAATATAAATATATAAAATATGAATATGATTAAATGAAATAATATATTTAGTTAATTTAAACTCATTTTTTTTATAAATTATTATAATATTATTATAATATTATAATATTACAATATATAAATATGACGTTTCCAGTTTATTGTATTAATTTGAAAGAACGAATAGATCGAAAAAAGCATGTTGAAAAAGAGTTTAAAAAAATAGATATTCAACCGATCGATGTGATATTTCTAGATTTTTATCGTCACAAAAAAGGCGGAAGGTATGGTTGTTATGATTCGCATATGAAAGTGTGGAATGATTTTTATATAAATTATCCTGATAAAGAAATGTGTATTATATTCGAAGATGATTTTGAAGTGACAGAAAATAGTAAACTTTATTTAAAAAAAGCGATTTCATTTATTGAAAAAAATAAAGATAATATAGATATTTTATTCTTACATGATAAATTTGTCAGTTATAGTGAAGACAGAGATAAAGATAAACATTGCATAGATGATAAATATTTTATAAATGGTTATGGATTATTAACACATGCATACATTGTTACAAGAAAATATATAAAATCGATTCTTGATAAAAATAATAATCATTTACCACAACCAAGTAAAATACATTTTGATATAGACATTAATATGGAACAAAAAAGTGTTGTATATTCTAAAAATATTTATTATTGTAAAAAATCAGTATTTATCCAAAAAAATAATTCCGAATCGGATAATTATATTAATAAACTTGATGAATTCATAAGAAAAAAATATGGTAATTATATGTCACTTCATATTGGTATACAATTTATTAAGCATATTAAATTATTATTAAAAGATGATTATAAAACACAACGAGTTTTCATGCGTTTAAGTAAATTATATGTAAAATAAAAAAATAGTAAAAATAGTTTATTATTAGAGAATATTTTTTAGTATTATTAATTTTTTGTAAATAATATTGTTGATATATAAGTTATATCAACATATTAACAAATATACTCATCGAAAAAATAAGATAAAATAAGACAACCCCCATGTCAAATAAATCTGTAAAAAAATATAAAAATTGTAAAAATGGTAAAACAAGGAAATTCTTATACAATCCGAATGATCCTAAAAAATCGTTTGATGTGTATATTGATAAAAATCCGAGAGATACGATACACATAAAGTATAAAACGGTGGATGATGTAAAGGCAACGATTCGCAAATTGGAGCAACTGTATAAGGATAAAAAGTATACACATAAGCGCATATGGCAGGTGGGAATGATTATGAATGTCCGATTAAAAGTGTTACAAAATAAAAAACCGAAGGAGTATCATTTAGCTAAAAAGTATTTTGATTTTCTTAGCACTAGAACAAAAATGGACGATAAGGATCGTTACAAGTCAAAATTTCAAAATTTATAGTATAAAAGTAACTATAGAAATATTATTATGAAAAATATTCTCGTGAAAAATAAGTTTAAATACTTGTATTTTTCTATATATAGACAGTATTAATTTCATTTATATAATTTTTATATTTCAAGTAATAATTATTTTATTTAATATTTAAATCATTTTCTCTCTATCTCTCTATAATATGTCTTGTATAAAAAATGCATTCGAGCTATATTATCAAAAGCCAAGAAACGATAATCTTCTTAAAAATTTAGAAGAAACGCGCATGGGACTTTCTCATTGTCAGAATTTTATTCCGCTGTATTCCACTTTTTTTTCTTTGAACGACACAAACTATAATTCCATTAATTTGAATCAAGTATTTAGTATACAGTCGATAGGTTATTGTGAATCTAATAGTGGATCTGGTTCTGGATCTGGTTCTGGATCTGGTTCTGAAGAAGAACAAAATAGTCAACATTTTAAAAATATTGCAAATGCAAGTGTTAAAAAAAAGGATGATGATAATGTTGTCGACGTTCCTGTTTTTTTTAAATTCTCTCCGCTTTTGGATCCTATAAAATATCTGGCTGGCAGTTATGATACGCAAAATGAAGCATTACTCCATCTTCCAGAGTTGCATTCTTTGCCGATTTCTACTTCCAGGTCTGATAAACATGATAAAGATAAAGATAAACATTATTGTCACCCAAAATTATTGGATCCAAACAATGCCGCATATGTTGATGGTTTTTTCTCATACTTGTCGAGTCAATTATTACACACTCATGATTTCATACACGGTATTGATTTTTACGGCGCGTACTTGGCAACTCAAAAGGATTTTACTTTCAATATGTTTGACGACCAAGAGTATTTAATGAAGAATGATTTTTTTAAAGATAAAAATGGAGTTCTTTTTTATTACGACGAAGCAGAATGTCAAAATATTCTAACATGGAATCAAGACAAAAAGGGCGGTAATAAAGAAACAAAAAGTAAAAATTCTAAAATACAAATTTCAAGTGGTAATGTCGAAATTATTGCCGATTGCATTGAGACATGTGAAAAATCCGATAATCCGGTCACTGCCATCATTGATATTGAATTGGTCGATTTGTCGAAATCACACATTTTTAAAATAAATGATGATACTGATGACAATAATAATAACGATACTAACGAAAGTAACATTAATAATAACGAGAATAACGATGGTCTCGATAATTATAATAAATGCGGAGAATGTGATTCGCAGCATTCATCATCTTCGTCTTCTTGCTCGTCGCGCTCATCTCACACTACAAATGGGTCGCTTTATAATATGAGCGACAATAACAATGATTCTATTTCTGACGCTGACTCTTATAATGAAAGCGACGAAGGCGACGAAGGCGACGAAGGCGAAGAAGAAGAAGAGGAAGAAGAGGAAGAAGAAGAAATTTTGAATGCAATTATTTACGATTTTCCAGTTGAAGTGATTGCGCTTGAACGGTGTAGCAAGACGCTCGACTATTTGATGGTGAAAGATATTTTATCGGATGAAGAGTGGGAGGCCGCGCTAATGCAAATTGTCATAACGTTGGCCACCTATCAGAAACTATTTGCGTTTACGCATAATGACTTGCACACAAATAACATCATGTACAATGAAACCGACAAAAAATTTATATATTATTGTTTCAATAAAAAGTTCTACAAGGTTCCCACGTTTGGCAGAATATTTAAAATTATAGATTTCGGCCGCGCCATTTATACATTCAATTCCAAGCTGGTATGCAGCGACAGTTTTCATAGAAGCGGAGATGCCGCAACCCAATACAACTGCGAACCTTATTTCAATGATAAGAAACCGATTGTTGAACCGAATTACAGTTTCGATTTATGCAGATTGGGATGTTCTCTTTTTGATTTTTTTATTGACGACCTTGAAAGTGTGGAGTCCGAGTGTAAAAAGAGCCGTTTAACCAAGTTAGTTGTTGACTGGATAACGGACGACAACGGGCGAAATATTTTGTATAAAAAAAGTGGCGTTGACAGGTATCCTGATTTCAAATTATACAAGATGATTGCAAGAACTGTCCACAATAAAGTCCCATCTCAGCAGCTTATAAAACACGCCGTTTTCACCCAGTACGAAATACCGCAAAAGAATATTAAAAAATCATTCACCATTTTGAATATTGATAGTATTCCAAGTTATATTTAACTTTTAATTAGGGATACGAAATCCATATTTAATTTTTTTAATTTAGAAATTTATAATATTATTTTTTTAACTGTTATATATAAAGTATATTTTTATTTTATATTTTATATATTTTATGGCTGCCGCCGTCGCACCCTTACAACAATTGCCATTAGAACCATATGATATTATTTGCGGTCCGGATTTTAATGGTCAAAATGTAGCTTGTTCTCCTCCAAACCAACGGTTAAAAATATATCTAGCAGCTTTTATAAATTTATTTGTAAATTCATTATTGATTGAATCTGGATATGGAAAAGAATCTTGCACTCCTGTTAATAAAAAGCGACTAAAACAAACCATGTTTGTAATATGTTCAACTGTTCGTTTTTATACAATGTTTGCCACTTACATGCAAGAGATGCCGAGCATTAATGTTGACGGTGTAAGGACATCCCTCTTCAATCTTAATTATATACCACCCACGCCAAATTTTCAGTTCGACGCCGGAACGCGTATAGATTGTAAAATATTACATTTATTTGTAGGAGGGCTTGCTTATCATATGCTGGCAACAGTAGGGTGGTTAAGAGAACCGCATCCCGGATCACCCGGAGTGACATTAAATGGATTTTATGCTAATTTTTTACCCAGTGATGCGCTAGTTCCTCAGAATGTGAGAGACGCGTGTTATCACACTATCGGAACTTCTATACAGAAAGCATATGTTACGCATAGTGTTTTATTTTTTGGAATTGGTAGCGGAACTGGTACTACTGAAGACGAATTGAGACGACGACCTGGACATATTACAACATATGTAGCAAACACTGCCACATTAAACCCTCCAATTCCTGAATCAAATATTGTCTGGAATAATGCAAATCAGATATTATCAAATATGATTTTTTTATCATATAAAGACCAGTCAGGCGCTGATATTGAAATTATACTCCGATCGGTCCAATCGGTAATGGGTGGAACGCTTCTGATTCGGGACATGATGAACCCTGATAATTTTCAAGTATGGCAAATTTATAATGTGGAAGTAGCTACCGACAATTACGTTCAATACAGTGTGTTTGTGACAGGAGGTCAATGGCAAGTGCCAAATGGTACAATGTGCCAAATCATTATAATTGGACCCGAACAAACTGTTCCGACTATAACTGACGAATTATATCATCAAATAACCAATTTTACGAGACAATTAGGTGGTGTAAAAAAAAGACAAAATAAAAGCAAACGAAGAAAAAATAACAGATCAAATAAAAAAGTAAAAAGTAGAAGACGTCACAATGTAAAACGCTCTTATAGACGCAATCGCTTTTATTAAAATTAATATGTTAAATTATAAAATAAATCATATACTAGATTTATCTATTGTAAAAACAATATCATCATAACGATTTTTATTGGGCCTTAAGTCATAAATTCTAATAAATTGTTTCAAATGCGATGGAACCTCATCTTTAAGTACATTAATCCAGTCAATACTTTGAACATCTTCAATTATTAATATACCGTCGTTAGTCATTATTTGTGAATATAATCTTATAAATTGTTTCATACTTTCTAAACTATGCGGTCCATCATCTAGCATAAAATCACATTTGATATTTTTATTTAAAAAATTATCAATGAAAAATGTTTCATTGTATGCGTCACTTGATGTATGTAGTATAATATTTTCTTTATTTTTAATACCTTCCCAAACATTATTGATGTGCATTATGTCTAACCCATACACCGTTGCATTTGTAAAAAAATCACTCCACAGTTTTATACTTCCCCCATGATATATTCCTATCTCTAATACATTTTTAGCAGTTTCCTTTTTAGTTATCAATAAATTTTGATAAAGGTCTAAATATGAATGCACAGTATTTTTGTCAGTTCTCGAATTATCTACTATACTTTGTAAACTCATTTTATATATAAAAAAATGTATTATTTTTATATATAAAATAATATAAAATAATAATATATATTATTATATTATTATTATATATTATTATTTTATATTATTATTTTTTTATTTTTATTATTGTAATAAATATATACATACAAATTATAGATGACGGTCGTAACCACTCCGAGACAGAATGCTCCTATAAACTTTAGGACATCAAATTCGCTGAGAACAACAAAAGTGCCACATTATGCCACTAAAACCGCCACTGCAAACAGTTCAGTACCCGGACTACATCGTCCCAACACAAACGGCGTTTCATCAAATATAAATCAGCACGATTTTAATGGCCCTGAATTTAAAGCGCGCCCCATCAAGCACTGGAGGCGCCAACACATTCCCACATCAGTTGCAAATTCTGACAATCAGGCAACTTATATAGCTTCATCATCTTCAGGTGGGGGTGCAACAGTCGGACTGTTAATGGATCGACCCGGTGCGGTATCGTATCTTGGATCTTCATGTAAATGCGCCGAACCCGGCGGAAATTCGTATACCATTAGCGAATATTTTACTGAGAATCCGAAACCGTCGGGCATCATTGTTCGTAATCAAGGATCCGTCAGCGTGAACTATGACGGTGGAAATAATCCGGATGGGTATGAAATCAACACTGGTATTTACGCCACAAAATGCATTGCGTGCAACCCGCCAAACAATGTGAGTCGAAGTGCATCCACGCTTTTAAGTCGAGCGTACTATTCGGATACAACCGGATATTTGGTATCGAGGTGCAAAACGTACCAGCAAAATGCATCGATTAATCGCGCCGCCGGCGTAACATACACCGGACCCAACAATGAACATTTGTGGCCAACGAATGATAAAAATGGCCCGCAAGTTTATAGAACCAATGACATTTATAAACCGCGCGTGAGTCCATATACGTGCAAAAACGGAACAGGGGCATCACCCGTTATTTTTAAACCCAATAATCACCAGTACTCGATTCAAGGTGCGGTAGATAGCAGCACCCGAATTGAAAAACTCAAGCTGACAACTATTACCACGAATGCCAACTCTTTGAGAACCGCGTTTGGAAACGAAGCGGCTAGCGCGTGCAGGTTCACGGGAAGCGGCGATACCCCCTATTTTCTCAAAAATAAATATCAACCACCTATTTGCAGCCAAATAAATACGGTTAAATTATATCGGCAGAATAAACGTATATGCAGTTTATAACCTCTAAAAATAAGTATTCTAAAAAACTTGTGTTAAACTTGTGTTAAACTTGTGTTAAACTTGTGTTAAACTTGTGTTAAACTTGTGGAGGGATAACCGTAACATTATTGTCTAAATACGGACACTTGACGGCATTTGGTTTCAGCGCAAAACAATTGTATGCCATGTCCTTATACTGAAACATGTCTTGATTGTCAACTGTCGGATAAACAACCACAGACCGCTGAGATGGAGAGGATAAATAAATAAACAACATGCCTACAAGAAAACTAATTATAAAATATTTAATTGAAATATATTTCATTTTTTAACTAATAAAATAAAATAAAATGAATTGTTATATTTTATAGATATATAGATATAGCTATAAAATAAAATAATAATTATTAATTTATTAATAATTTTATTAATAAATTTTAAAATAGTGTCTAATAATAGTATATAATAATGATTAATTTAAAGGATTGGATACATAAAGAAAATAGCAAGTATATTATATCGATAATTTTGGGTCTTGGTTTAGCCGCATTATTTAGAAAAGCGTGCAAAGATGGCGATTGTCTTCATTTTGAATCTCCGCCCATTAAGGATCTGACAAATGGAAATGTTTATAAATACGGAAACGAATGTTATAATTATAATATTTCCACACAAAAATGCGATTCAAATAAAAAAACGGTTGAGTTAAGCAATGGATTGCGTAATATGATATAGTATAATTTTATTCATTATATTTAGAAGAAAATATATAAAAAATATAATGAATGATACAACAAGTATTGACGACTTGCCTGGAGTTCCCGCCATAAGCGGTCATGGTCCCGGTGTTGTCCAAAACACAATGAGTTCTGAAACTCCTGTTCAAACATATAATCCAAATATTTCAACAATGCCATCACAGCAGCAACAGCAGCAACAGCAGCAACAGCAGCAGCAACAACCAATGTCGCAAACAACCGTTGCATCCAACATGAATGTAAACGAATTTGTGTCCGGACTACAGCGCGCAACCAGTTCTGGGCTAACAGCTCTTCCCATTCGCGATGTTCCCAGAAATACCGAATCCGTTGTTTCAGACGAACAAACGGTGCCGAATTTTATTCCCAAAGCTCCCGTCGATTATATACGCGAACATCATGAAGATACCCAAACTTTTATGGGACATCGCGCGAGATCGGCAAACCAGTCAGAGTCACTAGATTTAATTTACGACACGCTGCAAGTTCCCATCCTTTTAGCAATTCTTTATTTTACATTTCAGTTACCGGTTATGCGAAAATACTTGCTGATGTACTTGCCAAGCATTTTTAACAAGGATGGTAATCATAATCTTTCAGGGCTGCTTTTTATAAGCATTTTATTTTCATGCACATATTACGGTATTAATTTTGTTCTTAACCAATTTGTTCTAGAATCTGAATAAATGATATTTTTTTATTTTCCTATAATATCTTATTTATATTTATTTATGAAAATGCTTTTTTATGCGTTTTGATCTTAATAATCGTCGTTGTGATCGTTGTGATCGTTGTGATCGTCGTGATCGTTGTGATCGTTGTGATCGTCGTCGAGTTGAATGTTTACTGTTTTTATTTTTATTTTTATTTTTATTTTTATTTTTAGTATTGTTTCTGCTTCTTGACCCGCCTGGTGATTGGGGTACTAATGCCATTATTTTTCGATAAATTTCGCTGTTGCCATGTTGCAATAAACATAATTCAACCGTTTCAAAACATGGCAACTCGTTATCTACAGGTAAAAATTGTAAAATGAAACTATTTCTTCTACTTTTTTCTTTTTCAATGATATCACGCATGTCATCGATGCTGATATCCAATATACCGCTCATAGAAAGCACTTTGTAAGAGAGTCCAAGTAAAAATAAGTTCATTTGTTTTTGTTTCCTATGTAGATGGCCAATAACATGGTTTACACCATCAACTCCAACTCTTTCCGGTATTGTTATTTCATCGCGAACTCTTCCAACATCAATTCTGCATACGTTTATAAACTTATATAACAGATCTGATGCCAATTCCGATGGCTCTGTAAAAGAGAATATTATTTTTTTCAAATCTAATATTGCTTGTAGATTTGTTGTTTCCCCCGTGTTATAATATTGAATAAAAAAATCTACAAATGCATTTATCATTAGTAATATTATTTTATTTGCAACAATTAGATTAGCTGGATCATATTGATATTTTCCAAATATGTTTGGTTTATTGCAATCCACTCTATTGGCAACTACAACTCCATGTTCATCTATATTACACACCAATTGGGGAATATCTAAACCCAAACTTATTCCGTAAATTGTATTCATTTTTTTTACTTGTATTACTTTTTTTACTAACTTATACTAAATTAAATAAATATAATATTATTTTTTATTTATTTAATTACTTATATTAAAACGTCTTAGCTGGTAATATTCTCCCTCCCATTTGCTTCCTTGATCCTCTTTTTTTTTTAGTCGAGCCAAATTTACCTTTTTTTGTAAAATAACCATACTTTTCAAGACGCATTTCTTTTTTAGCGGTAATGTGTTTTTTTTTACTCACAATGTATCCCTCTTTATTATAAAGTAATTTGTCTTTGGTTAGTTCGCCGGTGGTCATGTACGCAGTCCCATTAATGACTTGAGTTCGAGACCCGCGTATTTTTTCATACGTATTTCCTTTAATGTTATAAAGACCAGTTTTTTTATCTCTTGTGTATCCCATTACTTATTATATTAATATTTAATATAATTACTAAATATTTTTATTTTTATTTTATTTTACATTTTTACATTTAAATAAATAAATACCAATAAAAATTCGTAAAATAAAAATTCATTATACGAATAAACCCATCTGCTTAGCCCAATAGCCACTATGGGATGAGGACTCAAACTTATTATAAAAATAAAAATAAATATAAAATAAACCAAACTTTATTACCTATTTATGTCTTAATGTGCTTTACGCGATTTGCGTGATTTGCGCGATTTCTTACTACGAGTTCCTTTCTTTTGGGTTTTCTTATCGCCAATAAAAACAGAACCAAATTTACCTTTGCCAATTGGAACCCATCCCGCCTTCTTAAGACGATTCTCGCGTTTGGCAGTTGCATGTTTGCGCCTGGAAACGATTCTTCCGTATTTGTTGTACATGAGGTGACTCTTGGTCAAACCGCCTACGGTTTTATACGCCGTGCCATGCATAACTTGGGGCCTTGATCCCCTTATAATAGAATAAGTATGTCCAGCAAGATGGTACATTCCATCAGAACCTTTTTTTGCCATTTTATTATGTTTATTATGTTTATTATATATTTATGATAAGAAAATAAAATATTATATTTTGTATAATAAATATAATATATTTTGTATAATAAATATAATAAATGTTAAATAAAATTCCTAAACTTGTTTCAATTAAAGATTTAAATTTTAAATATAATAATAATTATAAAAATGATACAATAATATCCAATAATATCCAATATTAGTTAGCAGCGCGAAAAACAAATGGTTTGAGGGCCTGCAATCGCGGGACCAACGCTACAATTTTGATACGGCATATAACGATTTGTTGATGTATAACCCGGCCCTGACCCGCCCGGACACCCAGCCCATTTTCCAAAAGCATTCAGTGGTTTGTTTGCATATTGAAAACGCCCCCCTCCTTGAAATCGTGATGTGGTGATAATAATAGAGTTTCTTACATATCTTGGCACCAAACTTGTGTTTGCGTTGTCAATATTATATTGAAAAACAGGAAGAGGACAATTTCCTCTGCATAAACTTCTACCTTTAACGTACACCATTTTAGTTCCTTATTATATGTTATGTGTATATATTTTATTATTATTTGAAGTATTTACATAATTTTCAAGTATTTTCGAGTAGCGTTTTTTTTCCGTGACAGTTTCTGCACAGTGCAATTAAATTGCTTACATCATTGCTCCCTCCTTTGAATAGAGGAATATGATGATCGATTTCATACGTATAATCCAGCATTTGTCTACATGTTCCACACTTCCATTCTTGATTGCTTGCGATCATTTTTTTAGTTAAAGATGTCACATTTCGTTTGTGAATCTTACACTTTTTATTACCACCATCATTTTTGAGATTGTCGTATTCTTCTTCTGTTATTATTACATATGGTGATAAATCTGTTATTTCGCTTGATTCTTTTACTTGTGTAATTGTTTTATTGTTTTTACCATTATATAAATAGTATATACCGTCGTATGATTTGTATACGACATATGTTCCTAATTTAAAAACACATTTACATAATATGCTGGATATTGCATCTAATAAAAATAAAAAGACCATACAAATTATTAATATAGAGTACTATACTATTATCTATAATATATTTTTATAATATTTTTATCCTATTTTATTATTATTTTATAAAAATTGAAAATAGTGCTATATGCTATAAAATAGATACATACAGACAAAATAGTGAGAGGAATAATCATGTCATCTGCCGATACAACAGAAACTGCATCTTTTGCCGATACAGTAACTGCATCTTTTGCCGATACATCGTCTTTGCGCATGGAAATCAATGGACGCCCATTTTACATTAAAACAAAAAATAATGTGCCTTACATTTATGACATTGACACTCATGATCAAGTTGGATATTGGTCTTCAAAAAAAGGGGCATATGTCATGTTTTCATTATATAATAAACTCATGAATGATTTGAAGCAAAAGTCAGGGGGGTCATTACCGGATTCAGAGTCCGATTCGTCGTCGTCGTCATCATTAGATGAAGAATATTCAGAAGAAGAAGGTGAAGAGGGCGAAGAAGAAGAAAGCGAAGAAGAAGAAAGTGACAGCGAAAGCGAAGAAGAAGAAAGCGAAGAAAAATGCGAAGTTATCACCCCTATATCAGAAAAACAAACCACTACCTATTCGATTGTCATGTTATTTTTCGTCCTTTTCATATATTTGACATTGCAAAAGGAATTTCAGACGATATATTTCGATTTTGTCTTTATTATTTTAATTAATTTGCTCAATACATCAAAGGCATTCGAAATATTAAATGACGAATAAATATGAATTATATGTTTGTGTTACATTGTGTTAAAGTTTACTATTATTTTGTTTTTTTAGTTCCATATTCTCTCTAGCTGTTTTGTTATAAAGCTCTTTTAATTGGCGATTTTGTTCTTGTAATTTATAAATGTCATCTTGCAACCCGAATATTATTTTTTGCTGAGATTCGATTTTCTGAAATATTTCAGGGCTCGTTTTTACAATTTCATCATAAAGTCGCTTCTTTGCATCTTGTTTCTCAATAGCGGCTCGCTTCATTTCCTCTTTTTTTTTAATCATTTCTTGTGTTTCTTTCATTACATCCGGCTTCATTATCGGCTCTCCTGGCGGATATTCAAGAAGCGCCGTTTCAAGATTCATAAAAAAATCTATAACGCTTTCATCTTTAATAAAATCATGCACCGTTTTGTCAGAGAGACGCATAACATTACTAAATGGATCTTGTAGCAACATGCGCTTATCAAAAGTATTGTGTCGATGAGAAAAAACAAGAATTGTTTTCATAGAATCCAGTTGAACGAATGGAACAGTGTATCCCTTTAAAAATTCCCGTTCTTCTGCCAAACATGCATCATTATTGTATTTATGCTCTTGTAGTAACTCTTTTCGGAATGCAAATGTTCCCGCAGTTGCATGATTGGGTCCATACGGTCCGAATTGCACCATTTGATTCGTATCCTTGAAATAAATATACATTTCGCTGCTTCCGGCACATAACACGGTGGGATTTTTTATCAAGGTCTCTACTGCATGCGAGACGCGTTCCGGCGGATAATAGTCATCATCATCCATATAGACAATTATGGACCCGCGAGCTTTGTTATGCATAACGTTTCGTTTTTTCCCGAGTGTCAACTTCTTATCAAACTTGAAATATGAAACGAGCGGGTGATCGGAAACCAGATCTTCAATCTTATCCGTTCCGTCGTCTACAATAATCCATTCCATTTTATCCTTCGGATATGTTTGACTGTCAACACACTTTATTAAATTTAAAATAAATGGTCTCCGATTAAATGTTGGTGTGCAAATGCTGATAAATGGCATGACAAATGGCATGGAAGTTTCGGGCATAGAATAAATTATTTGATTAATTAATTAATTTATTTAGTAATTAATTAAATGTACAAATTGTCTTTAGATGGATTTAGAACGCATACATATTAAATAAAAATAACCCCACTGCAACCAAAACATAGTATGGCTCGTTCTCTTTCAAATATTTAAATGCATTCATAACCATTCCAATACTGAACAATAGCAACCACAGTGTCTTCTTTTTCTTGAATACTTCAAATACTATTTTTGTTTTGGTTGCTTCATTGTTTTGCACGAATGGAATCCATAAAAAGAGCAGAATGGCCTGGAATATGAATCCAAAGAAATTAAGGAAAGGTGGTATCCACGATAACAGAAAAAGTCCTAGCGTCCATGCTAATCCTGCCAACACAAATCCGCTGTTATAAAATTGAAATGCATACGTCATAAAAAACCCGATAAATCCACCGTACATTCCGATAACGTAAATAAACAGAACACCTATAGCCATTATTGCATTTTCTATGATTCCGTAGGTATCATTCTGATCTTGTAACAATAATGAACTCAAGCTTGAACACACCATTTTTATAAATGCTCTGAATGTTGCATACGTATTTTTCGAAGACATGGAAAGCCAAAATGAAAAAGACGTGTATTCTATGAATGCGTTTGGATCTTTTAATTCTTGTTTAATAACATTGCACGTTTTGGAACAGGTGTTGCCCTCGTCATCTCCAGGATCGCAATATAAGTTATAAGGGAACCCATACGAGTATAAAGCATCATCTGAAACTTCAGCTGTTTGCGCCGCCATACCCCCCAATCTCGGATCAGACGGGACACAATACGGAAAGGCGTTTATATTAGATGGCATAAACTTGTTTAATAACCTTTTTGAAATTGACATGCGAACTAATACTAGAAACGATGCACCTAAATATCCGATAATGCATACCTGAATAAATAGAAAAAATAAACTCTTGAAAAAGTCGGCATATGGTGCAATAGAAGGGTTCATGTTACCTGATGGGTCGGTTGCATTACCTGAAGGGTCGGTTGCATTACCTGAAGGGTCGGTTGCATTACCTGATGCGTCGGTAGAAGAAAATGGTGACAATGATGGGAACAAATTTCCAAACAGCCCGTTACCTGATGCGTCGACCGTATTACCTGATGCGTCGACCGCATTACCTGATGCGTCGACCGTATTACCTGATGCGTCTGTTGAAGAAAATAATGAAAAGGGTTCCAAATTATTTGAGGATGGTAAAAATAAATCTTTTATACTTGTTGTCCCATTTAAAAATGACAAAACCATTCAATATTTTAAAAATGTAAAATAAATATTTTTTTAGTAATAATAGTAATAATATATAGTTATAATATACTTATAATTAAAAATAAAATATTATCATTCATTTTATTTTTATTTTATTTTATTTTAAATAATGTGATTTCTCTCTAATCTCTCTAAAATATTCCTTAAACATTAGATCTGATTTGTATAATAATCATTCGATCGCATTTCATTTCTAAATATAGTTTTATATTTTCTATGATAGAGAGATTGGAGAGAAATCACATTAATTAAAATGAAAATAAAAATAAAATAAAAATAAAAATAAAAGTAACCAATCAACTCATTAAATATATTTTACAAACATACTTAAAGCTGTGACAATATTAATGTTATAAGTAGCAATCAATATAAGATGGCAACAGCATGTGGTTCTTGTGATAAGAAGTTGGCGGGATGTGTAAAGTGGTTCAATATGAAGACGGGATTCGGATTTTTGACCGTTGTTCAGGGTGTTTGTGGAAACGATCTTAAAGTTGGAAGTGAGATTTTTGTTCATCATTCCAATGTCAAAGTGGCAGAGGAGCAATACAGGTTTTTGGTTCAAGGCGAATATGTCGAGTTTGATGTTTCCAATGTTGCCAATGGACAGCATTCGTGCCAAGCGGTCAATGTGAGTGGAATGTTTGGAGGCAAATTGATGTGCGAGACGCGAAATGAGGTGCGTCAGCAGCGCGGCGGTCATGAAGGTGGTGATGACGAGGATGACTCGTATGTTCCCGTGTTGAGAAGGTCAAGTTCGTCATCTTTTTCTTCTTCTTCCAACCCTACATCTGAATCTCGTTCATCATTTACAAGGACGCGGGTCGGTGATCGCGGCGTTCGTAGGTAACTTTTGAATTATCAACTGTGACATGTGATATACAAAAAATAAAATAAAATAAAACAAAATAAAATAAATCGATATCAATGTTTGATTTATTTTATCCTAAAAATTCGAATACTTTTATATTATAATAAGAAATATAAAGACAATTCCATTATTGTTGTATTTTGTTGGGTTTATATAATTTCCGTAAAATAAATACATCGTAAAAAATAAAAAATATAAATAATGTGGTCGACAATATTACTTTAAATATATCAATTGGATCATTATTTGGAAACATAATTTTTTTATAATACGGAATATAATACAAACAGTACCATAAAGACAGTGGAATTCTAACAAAAAAAATACAGAATGTTCTATATAATTTCAATAATCGTGCATTATTTTTTAATACATTATTCATGGCCGATATGCATTCCATAATTAAAACATTACTCAATTGTAATGGAGTAATTTGTATGAAACTCGCATAAGTAATTGTAGCAATAAAATGATGAACAACCAAATCTTTTCTGTATAATATTTTTCGATGTTTAGATGATGTCATGTGATATGTATCCCAACCCAAATAAAACAACATCAGCAAACAATTTTGATAATATGGTGTAAAAAAATGGATATTAGAGTTTGCGGGATTGGGATCAAGATCAAATACTGAGTAATTATACCAACTATATAGAGACATGGTGCACATGGCGTAAATGAAATAACAACGTTTTTTTATATGTTCGGACTGAATAATATCCATTATTATAATAAAATTAAATTACTTTAAATATTTGATAAATATTATGATTAGTATATTATAAAATAATATTCTTATATTATTTTTTATAAAATATAAATTTATATTTCAATGTGTCTATTTTTTACCACTTTATTTGCAAGAGTGAATGCCTTCTTTTTATGATCACATCCATCTTTCAAAATATGATAATCGACAATCGCGGCATTGCCGCCTGTAATGGAGCTTGCTAAACGCGCTAGTCCCCATGATTGTGCCGTTTGATTGGGCCTTGAACCTGAAGAATAATATGCACCTTCCCCTTTTTTAACGATTTTGTTCAGAGCGTCTAAAGAACATCCAGTTTTTTTTACAAGTTCTTTATTTGGAGTTACATTTTTGATCCCGTATATTTTTTGGGCGCGTTGAATATGCGAAGATTTTTTATTTTTAAAAGATGCCACTTTTTTCCGTGTAAAATATTTTTTATTTTTATACATTTTTCGTGACTTTTTCAACATGTTCAATTGAAGTTTATTATCTTTACTGGATAAATGTTTAGGGACATATCGATTCGGTATACTATGATATCTATTTCTTCTTCTACTATATTCTTTAATCTTCATTTTTTTAAAAAAATATTATTATTATTCTTATTATATTATATAAATAATATTATATAATATAATAATATATTAATAGTATTTAATGCGCACCGCTGTTTATATTAATGATTATAAATCACAAGTTAATATAAATGATAATTTTTTTTTAGAAAGTGATAATGGTGCAGAGTTTCCATGTTCTGCCGAATACATATTATTGTCACGTGGAAAAGATGAGATGATTTTATTTAATCAAAAAACAAATGCTTATTTTGGCGGACTATATAGTCAATTATATTTCATTAAAGGAAAAATTAGATTGAATGGTGTAAAAATACATTATTTTGCTTACTATTTTTCATCATATAATAAAAACAATCTTTTAGAAGTTAGATCTTCACGAGAGAAAGATTTAGGAAAATATAATTGGTGTGTTAAGCATAAAATCGGCGACACTACTAAAACGGTTGATCAACTAGCCGAACTTGCCAAACAAGTAAAAGCTGCATATATTGAAAAGAAAAGAAGATGTTGAAGAAGCATTTAAAAACGGTACTGAGCTACGTGTACAGTATACAATTTCCCTTAATCGCTGATGCCGATATCAAAAGATTATAATAATAAAAATATATGGTTGGAGTAGCTGAATGTGGACTTGGTGACTCTACAAGTATTTTTAAAAGTTTTGCATTCGGATTGGAACGCATTGAATATACAATATTCGGATTACCTTACCCATCTAACAAGTAATCGTTCCACCATTTTTTACCGTTGCCGTCGTTGCAATTTGATATTTTAGTTTCAAGTTTTCAATCACCATGTCTTTTAATTCCCCATCTTTTTTATACCACTGAACTTCTTTCTCATGCAATTCATCCTTATGTTGAATTGTTATTTTAAGTCGCGCAATCACATTCTCGTGCTCCTTAATCCCGTCTTTCAACTCGATAATCTGATTCTGAAGTCCGCGCGTTGCACCCGCAAATTCCTCCCCAATTCGCCGGTATAATTTCTTTATATTTGCAAACTGTTTTTCATCCAATGCAACCAGCTCATTGTATCCCTGCGGTGTTTTCATGCGCGCATCCCATGCGGTAAACGTTTCGCGCACTTCACTTTCTGCTTCAGATGTGTATTTTGTATCAATAATTTGAAACACCCCCGTAGTCACAGTAACACCTGGTAACTTTGAATATTCGGCTTCGAGTTCAATGACTCTGCGCGCCAAATCATCCGTGAAACCAAACTTATATACGATTGAATCATCCGGAATATTTTCACAAATTCTGAATGTTTCGCGCAATTCGCGCACTTTTCCGAGCGACATTAAATAAATCGATGGAAAGTTGGCGGCATGTTTGTCGAATATCGCCTTTAATGTGCGCGGAGAAGTATTCAAGATTTCAGCGCCGAGTTTCACCTTTTGATCCCTTGTGCCCATCTGAATGGTAAAGAGCTTCTCTTCTGCCCAATCTTGAAATTTATCCACATTCTTATTTCTAGACACGAATAAAACCCGCAATAAACCCTTATATGTTAGGTATAATGTTGTCTTGGATGGTTTATTCGTGTTTTTAGAGTTCACAATGTGTACTCTAGATTCACGTTTAAACGTAGTATAATGGATTCCGCGTTTATAACCACGTTCTTTAAACATAATATTTTTGTCTAAACTCGGAAGTTCAAATCCAACACTCACATCTTTCACTTTAAAGTAAATTTTATTTCTTTGCCTTTCCCCCCGCGTTTCTATTTCAATGACATTTCCATCTGCGTCATGGAATTTTTCACTGTCATCTAAATGTAATAGTGGCGGAGCATTTTCTACTCCTCCTCCTTCTTCTACAATTTCGTCTTCATCTTCCTCATCAGTATTCAATGCTTCTGAGTCGCATTTGGGTGGTGGAGGAGGAGTTGTAATTTGTGGCAACTCTTCTTGTTGTCTTTGTTTTTCTTCCTGTTGTCCTTGTTTTTGTTGTGCTAAAACTATTTTTTTTTTAATAATAATTGAAGATGACTTGAAATAATTCGAATCAACCCATTGTTTCGAAATGAGCAGTTGGGCTTTTTTGCATGCATCGTTGGATAAATTCCATTTTTTTGTTAATTTTTCAAATGTTGCATAAATATACTCAGATTCGGGTATTTCCTTTTTTGTAATAATGTTTCTCGGCTTGGAAGTACATCCATAATAAAATTCAGGTTTAAAAGCTTGTAAATCTTTCGAGTTGTAATATTCACAGTTACTAATAAGGATGGGTAAAGGCACGACAGAAGGCACGACAGAAGGCACGACAGAAGGCACGACAGAAGGCACGACAGAATGAACAATGGGTTGCATTTTGTTACAATGTGTGTGTGTGAATGAATGAATTATAATTGAAAAAAAAATAAATCAATTTTATTATAAAAGTAAATTTAAAAAACTAAACATTTCTTCTTATTACCTTCTTGATCTTGACGATCTTTTAGCTTTTCTGGACGATCTTTTAGCTTTTTTGGATGATCTTTTAGCTTTTTTGGATGATCTTTTAGCTTTTTTGGATGATCTTTTAGCTTTTTTTTTTAATTTTTTATCTGATTTTCTGTATGATTTACTTCCCCCACCCATGTTACCAGCGGAGGCAACGACTGAGCTTTGTTTTTTATATGGTCTTGGTGTTTTTCGACACTGTGGCTCTTGGCATGAGTTTGTAGTGTTATACAATACTCCATGTTGGCAGTAACCCTTCCATGCTTGATCGGGTTTACCAGATAATCTATTTGTAGCATTATGATCATCAAAACAATCTCTGCAAAAGAAACCTCCACAACATCTATCATGTTGACACTTTTTAGAAGGACGAGCAGCAGAACCAGAGGATTCAGAAGGAAATTTTTGATCATACCAGCGCTCGAGATCATCATCAGTCATAGTATCAGGATCAATAAAACCTGTAAAGCCAAGTTGTGTTGTGTTTACCAAATCTTTTTCATATTCTTCTTCAAACTTGGCCGGATCCATAATTACCGTGTTATATATTATATATTATATTATAAATTAAATATTATTATATAAAAAGGTTATAATTTTTAAACTTCTTCTTTATTGAAGAAAATACTCCTGAATCTCTCCATTTCTTTATCTGAGAAAAGGGTTGTTAAAAAATCTTCAGGTGACCGCGTTTCCTTCAACAAGTTGATAATCATGAACAGCGAGTACATTCCGCATTCCGTATTATGTTTTTGATGCTCTTTATTATTAACAATGTATTTTAAATGCAAGCCAATATCTTTCCCCTGTTTTATGATTTTTTTAACAAACTTGGTAATCTCTTTGGGGGGCGCATCGCCAGTACTGTCAAAAAAGAATATAAATTGTTTTTTCACATTGATGAATAGAGAGATCCAATGCGATCTAGATAAATAATGCGGGTCCGTATTAAAAATAATCCCGATTTTATGTTTAGGATCAGCGGGATTCAAATACTTTTTTAGTTCGAAATCACACAATTCTTCGAAGACGCACGAACTCTCTCCTTTTGG